CTCGTGCCCGCTGGTTGCCCCCTCCTGCCCCTCTAGCTCGTGCCCGCTGGTTGCCCCCTCCTGCCCCTCTAGCTCGTGCCCGCTGGTTGCCGTTGTCTGCCGTTGCCCGCTGGTGCCGTTGTCTGCCGTTGCCCGCTGGTTGCCGTTGTCAGCTGGTTGCCAGCTGGTGCCAGCTGGTTGCACTACTGATACGGCTTTATCTTTTGCATCATTTTCAGCAGTTTCTGTAGTCAAAGCAGAAGTCTTGGCTGCTTCTTCTGCTGCTGTTGGTTGTAAATAATCAGAGACTATAATTGCTTGAGTTAAATCATCTAAGGTAATATTATCATCATCTTTTAAATTATTAATTATATCAGTTACTTCAAAGTCAGTGATATGATAATCTTTCAATTCATTCTCTAATAATATTGTAGTTATTATTTCATTACTAACTATTAATTTATCAAAAATTTTTTTTGCCAATGTTTTTAATAATTCTGTTTGTTCATGATTGCGTGGTTTAGCTATTGGTTTAGCTATTGATATAGAACTAAAGGGGGCTCTATCTGCTAAATTATAAAAGTTTTCAAATAATTTATAAATTTGTATAAACAAAATGCGTTTGCATAATTCTTTGCTAGTATAACTATCAAGCCTTATAAAATCAGATTTATTCTGAATATATTCTAAAACTATTATAAGATTACTGATATTATATAAAATACTATCTTTATCATCTTTATTATCTATAGTTTTTTTTATATAACCTAGTATTTCCAGTTTTTTCTTTTGTTCGTTAGATGCTGGGCGAAGAAATCGTGATAAATCTGTTTTATTCATTTTCTCAGTTATTAAATTAAAATAATTGTTAGCATAATCATTGGCATTAACAAAACTCACTTTATTTGTCTCTATAAATGTTTTACAATATTCTTTTAACCCCCCCCCACCCCTCATTTTTCTACCACGTTTAACAACATCCTTCTTAACACCAACCTTCTTAACAACACTCTTCTCCTTAACAACACCTACATCCTTTGCCTTCGCAACTCCTCTTGGCATATTACAATAATTCTAATATATATTAATATTATTATTATCAAAATTTGGTAGCTATTATACTAGTGAGTATCCATATGAATAGTGTGAATACGGATAATAGTTTGGACAGCTTGGTTCGCTCTTCTAATGTTAGCATCACAATGGGAGCAGTATCCCCAGTATCCTTAGTATCCTCATTGATATTAATGTTATTTTTATTTTTAATGTTGAGTATGATAGGGATTATTATGATAACTATAAGCAATAGCGAGTGAATTAATAAACGGGATATGCCATTCGTTCCCATATAAAAATAGTAGAAGAGTGAGCGAATATAATTAATAAAACCGCTAGTATCTATATATTTCGTGGTATATTTGTCATCTATATTGATAAAAAGCACAACAAACCAAAACAATACGAGGTATATGCATCCATAATATATGAAGCCGTCATAGAATGTCGTTATCAGGTTTATGTCAATACCACGCTGTATCATAGAAATTGCTACATATCTGATAAAGAAGGTCGCGATGATAAATACCAGCCTGTCTTCGAACTTTATCTCTAGCGCTTCTACAGGGTTCTTAGGGTCATTCTCAAACCCCCTTATTTTTGCGATGATGTCCTTGTAGTCTTCAGGTGTAGCAGCATCATCGCTAATCCTTTTATTATTAAATATATCGATATACGAGGCTAACTGCACAATCTTATTATTCGAAGATTGGTCATTATATAGATTATCGCTATTCTCACTTTTTAATTCTAATAATTCATTTAATTTTGCATCATCAATACCATCCTTGTATTTTTGCGTGTATAGATATTTTTGCTTTAATTCTTCTTCGTTATATGGGAGCGTTTTAGATTTAGTTTCAGGTTTGATTTTTCCTTCTTCTGGTGCTGGTGCTGATGTATTAATAAGTCCTGTTAATGCTGTTAATACTTCTAAACCATCTTTTATTACTTGTGCTGGTATTGCATCTGCATCTGCTGGTGCTGTTGCTGGTGCTGTTGCTGGTGCTGGTGCTGGTGCTGGTGCTGTTGCTGTTGCTGCTTCTTCTGACGAAGCCCATGCTGATGCTGCTGCTGTTGCTGCTGCTGCTGTGCTGCTGCTGTGCTGCTGCTGCTGTTGCGTTGCTGCTTCTTCTACTGGTGGTGCTTGTTGTGCTGCTGATGCTGGTAATGGTGCTGGTGCTGCTTCTTCTGCTGGTGCTGGTGCTGGTGCTGGTGCTGTTGCTGTTGCTGCTTCTTCTGCTGCTGTATTTGCTGCTGATGTTGCTGTTTCTGCTGCTGATGCTGGTGGTGGTGCTGGTGATGCTGCTGCTGCTTGTTCTGCTGCTGGTTTATCTGCTGCTGCTGGTGGTGCTGATTTTGCTGCTACTGCTGCTGCTTTATCTGCTGCTGCTGATGCTGGTGGTGGTGCTGTTTCTGTTGCTTCTGCTTCTTCTGCTGCTGTTGCTGCTAATTTTGCTGGATCTGGTGTTGCTCTTACTGCTAATTTTACTTCTTTTGCTGCTGGTGTTGTTGCAATGCTCATATCACGAACTACCTCTATAACAGGAAAATAATTTACGTTTAAATATTCAATCAATATATCATAAGCGGTTATCATATAATCACTATATTTATCTGTAGTATTGGTTTCTTTACTTATTACATTCTCAATTGTGACATTATATTCTTTAAATAATTCTGGTCTTGAAGGTGATGAAGATAGTGATGAACCTTTTTGAAACGTTTCTATTTTATCAACAACCTTTCTTTCTAAATCATAAATCAATTTATTTAATTCAATATATTCAGTATCATATTTATCAATAAGGAACGTATCTATATTAGGTTTTATGTTAATAGCAAAAAACTTAATCACCTCTTTTAAATCTTCTATATTCTTCTCATTAATATCATAATAATCATCTAATATTGTGAGCAAAATAATATATGGGGTTAATTTTATTAAATAAAGGAAACCTCTCTTTTGAATTCTATCATTTTGACTAACTTTTTGAAAATGTTTTTGAAAAAATTCAACTAAATTGAATAATTTAAAAGAAGAATGTTGTGATAGTTTATTGTATTGCAATTTTCCTTCAATTAACCCATCTAGTTCATTTTTCTTTTTTTTCGTTTTTTTTGAGTAAGTCGACGAACCGCTATTTGAACTTGCAGATTGCTCATTTCGTAATTTTGTTATTTTTTTATATATATTTTTGAATTTTTCTTTAAATTCGTATATATCATCATTATATAGATGTATAATATAACAAAACTTTTTTATGTATTCGATAAATTCATCATCTTTTTCTGGTTGCATTCCATCTACTATCGATGCGAATACTTCAAGAATAATTTTTAAAATTTTTATATTTTCTGTATCATTAGTAATATTTTTGGCAGCATTTTTCTTTGTTTTTGCTTTACCGCTACCTCTACCGCTACTCATATATTATCTTAATATTACTAAAGTAATAAAATAAATAAAAATAATTCAATATTAAAGGAATATAGTAGCTATTATAGGAACATAAATAAGAAAGATGCCAAACATAACTTTAAAAGATAATTTAATTGCATCCCACCAATAAACCTTTATGTATTCCATACACAATGGTAGTCCACCCATAAGTATTATTAATATTGCAACAAGAATTAAACAATAAAAAACAAACACCACTATGTTATAGGCTTGTATGCTTCTTTTAATTTCTATTAATTTATCTTTTAACCTATTCTTATCATTATCATCTTTATTTTTTATTAACCCATATATATAATATTTTATATAGTTATTATCATTAGGGTTATCATCAGTGATTATATCACTTATTATTAAATCAAAATATTTGCTTATATGGTTTATATATTTGAACTTATTTTTGGGTTGCTTGTAATCAGTATATATATCAAATATTTTCTTTAATACACTAGATTTTACATAATCTTTTTTGTATAATATTTGCTTAATCTGTTCTTCATTAATATCTTTTATAGTAGTTTGAGATAATTTTATTAATAACTTAGTAGTCGCGACATCATTAGTAAAATTTTCATCCTTGTCTAACATATTTATTACAATACTTTTCAATTCTTTGAAAAAAATTTGTTTCTTATATTTTCTATCATCTTTAGAAGACCCCCCTATAACACTATATAAATGTTCATAATCAAACCCAATATTACTTTTTTCTAATTCTTTATTTACATCATCAAAATTATTATTATTAGATTTTATCGAAGTATAAGCTATAAATATAATAAGAATTAAGAAGTATGGTAATGTTTCAACACGAAGGATAATTTTATAATCTCTCTTTATTACTAATGCTATTAATCCAAAAAACACAATAAAACAAATAAATATAATAGCCAAAGGCTTCTTTATATCAAATGCCAATAGATAATCTTCGACCGCCATAAAATTATCTCTCTTTAAATATTCAAATATCGGCTCTTCTATAAGAGGAGTTTCATCATTATCATCCTTGTCCGCTATATTTACTTTATTATAATTAACACCCGCATTTATTAGCAATATTGTAGCGAACCCGAAGAATATATATGAAATGAATAATAATATATTACTAGAGATATCATATAGATTATCCTGCCACTCTCCTCCTCGCATCATTTTATTTCCTCTTTTAAGCAATACCATCAAATGCCCTAATTTATACTTAATAAATATATATAAAATATATACACATATAAATATATATATGAAATATGATTGAATATAGCATTGAAGAATTAAAGTATTATTATAATAATTATCAAGAAGACACCTATCAAAATGATAAGGAATATATAGATAGTAATAGGCACGGCATCGAATACCTCGAGGATACCTTGACTGACCTAATAGACAATGATTACACAGGAAACAACATATACCACATATTCCCTATATTTGTATGCGCGGTAGCAACTAGTTTCTTCGCGAGCGCTTATATAGCCTTTGGATAATAACAAACAAACACATCAAATAAATCAAATATTATTATTTAAGTTTTAAAAACATATAATTTTTATATAAGGATGGCAAATAGTATTACCCCCGCTGGAACATCAAGGAGTATCTTTGGTATTTCAACAACCGACATTGTCACTGGTGGGAGCGTTACTGCATCGGCATTTTTAGGCATCGGGAAAAACATAACGAATATTAATGCGGATAATATAGTCGTAGGAAATATCGGGGTATCGCTAGGAGGCACTGGAAATAGCAACTTTATTGCCAACGGCATAGTATTTAACACGAATGACAATAGGCTGTCGAGCGACCGCAATTTACTATGGACGGCGGATACCAAAATACTCAAAATAAATAATAGGGATTTTCTAAGTGATACCAGCAATTACGTTAAAAGCACCTCGAATAATTTACAACTTCTAATAAACAATAGCACGAATACAATATCTGAAGGTATCGCCTCAAATATAACCATAACTACCACGAATACCAGCAATTACGTGTTATCTACAAGCAATATATTAATAAAATACATTAAGACCGAGCAAGCCAACAACATATTATATCCAGCGACCACAAGAGCGCTCGGTAGTGTGCAGATAGGCGACGGGCTCTACGTTAATAAGAAAGGGGTCGTTAGCATAACGCCAGAGATTATTAGCATTTTGACCCCAATTGTTAAGAATACGACGACGCTATCTTTTACGCCCATTACAGGTTCCAGTTATAAGATTTGCAAGTTCTTGTATAATCCTGATATTGGGACGACCTTCGACAGGGACAATCAGACTACCCTGATTTTGCCATCGTGGTATAAATTCTCAAGCAATCATCTTTTATCCACTAGCTTACTTGATGCGAATAATTCTAATTATACTATGCGCACAATAGAAAATAAAGGATATCTTGGTAATGCCGATGATGCCTTTACGGCTTTAGAGTTATACGGGGACACAAACATAAAACCGACCACTGAATTACTTGACATAGAATATACGCCGCTACAATCGACATATCTCGAGTTCAACTGCATATCCGAAGAGGCATCCTATGGTAAATTTGAACGCAACTTCGATATCAATGATGTTTTCAAAGCGCAATCACAAGCGAAGATAACAATAAGTTTCTGGTTAAAGGTTAATTCATCTAGCAATGATATAATAATTATAGAATTCACTAATAACGACCCTAAAAATCTTCGTAAATTAAGCATTACTTACATTGATATTAGTAATTCGCTACAATTTTTCGTAGATAAAGAGCGGAACCCCATATTCACAATAGATAATATAAAGAAGCGAAACTGGTATCATATACTATGGTCTATTGAGCAACGCACAAATGATTTCAGAATACAAGGATATATTAACAATGAACTAAAAATTACAGCGACCATTATCAACGAATATTTGAAAGTTCTCGGGTTTTTCAGATATACTAAAAATACCATATCATCTGATACGAATACGTCAAATTACAATTTTTGCATTTCAGATTTAAAGATGTATAACAAACTGCTTACGGACGACGAAAAGACAGAGCTCTATAATGCTAACCGCTATACCCAATATTACGTGGATTTCAAAGATACCATTACATCGACTATATGCGATATTATAGCATATGGCGGGGGTGGCGGAGGCGGCTCTAATTATGGTGGCGGAGCAGGTAAGTTAATATATGTGAATGATGCCTACATAGCGGCTGGTGTTAAAACCTTGAAAATTGGCAGAGGAGGCGGAGGGTATTACTCTAATATCGATTTCAGACAAGAGGCGCTTCTAGGCAACGACACAACTTTCGAATATTTGAAAGCAGATGGTGGAGGGTCGAGCAGTAATTATACAATCAACTATATATCTTCCAACATATCCATAAGTGGTATTCTAAGAACGAAAATAGAAACGTCTAACTTAACCTCAAATATGTTAGGCGGTAGCGGGTCAGGCAACAAAGGTGAGATAACGCCTTTTGTAATAACTAGCGATTTAAAGAATTTTGTAGGTAATACCTGCAATATTTATTACTACGGCAATAAAGGTGGGACGTATGGCGGAGGCGGAGCAGCCTCTGAAGGTTTTGGGTTAAATGGAGGCACTGGGGTATCCGTGTTAAATATAGAGAATGGCAATGTAGATACTGAGACATATTTTAATTTCAAGAGCCCCGTAAATTTAAAAAGCGCCTTTAATCTAACCGACAGCAGCGTCGGCGAATTATATGATAGTAGTAATGTCTATATTGCGAGCGGCGGCGCAGGAATGAGCACATCCAATGTGTATGGTATTACACAACTAGGTTATAATTCGCGTAATAGTGGGGCTGGTGGTAATTATGGGGAAAGCGGAAAGAATGGAGCAATCCTCATAAGGGTATTGTCGGTAATCGATAAAAACGTATTGCCGAAATTCTCGATAGATACCTCGAATTACGTATCGGCTTCAAGTAATAATATTATAGAATATATTAATACCATATCGAGCGTTAGCGGCGCATTACTATGGTCTAGAAGCGCAGACAATATATATTATAATTTAGGGAATGTCGGGATAGGCGCAAACCCTCTACAATTTAAATTAGAAGTTGCGGCGGGCACTGGGATGACTACGGATGAAACAATAGACTATGGAATAATGACTTCGAACAATTCGAACATTTTAATAAGTAGCAATGTAAATAATAATATATGCGCAAAGTTTAATTCAAGTATCTGGACATCTGGCAATGTAATCGCTAGTAGTGATGAGCGAATTAAAACGAATATAAGCGACCTCTTAGATGATAGTGCGCTGCAGATGATATTGAATATACAACCGAAAACATATAATTACATCGATTGGCGTGGTAGAGGTGCGAACAACAAGAGCGACCTAGTATATGGGTTCTTAGCGCAGCAAATTAAGGGGGTTATACCTGATGCAGTTAAACTACAAACCGAGTTCATACCAAACATATTCGCGGTAGCCGACTATGACCCGCTTACAAACATAATAACATTTCAAGGTGCCGACATAGGCGCGTATAACAATATTAAGATATACAAAAAGGTTAAATGTTATGATATGCGTAATAATACAATAATTGTCGAGGTGATTGAAATAATAAACAGCAAATCTTTTAAAATCAAGGATATAACCTATGCGAATGATAAGATATTTGTGTATGGCACTGAAGTGAATGATTTCCACGCATTAAACAAGGAATATATTAATACGCTTAATGTATGCGCGGTTCAAGAGTTGCATCGTAAGATAGTATCACAACAGGATGAAATAAAGGATTTACAAGAAAAAGTGAATATCCTGATTGATTACATTGATTTCAGTAAGATGGCGACATTGCAAGATGATATTAATGAACTGAAGTCTCGCGTTGATTTAATAATTACTTATATGGATATGAGTAGGTAATAAAAGATAATATATACTTAGTATAAAAAGAACTTAGTAAATGGAATATGCCAATAATACAATAGATGCGCAAACAATAGCAGCCTATGCCGCAACAAAAACCGAGAATGCCCTGCCTGATAATTACGTAGATGAAATGTCCCAAAATTGCAATGCTATTACTGCTTCGCCAATAGATTTATTATATTCCCCTATTGTTAGAGGTGGTCGTAAAATGGGTAGCTCTTGCGGGTGTAGCAGTATGACTGGCGGTAGCGGCGGTAGCAGAAGCAGCGAAAGCAACACAGGAATAATAGGAGGATGCTTTAATTGTAAGAAAGGCATCAAAAATATTATTTATATATATAGCACTATTCACATTATAATACCACGATTATATAGAAAATACAAGGCAAACCGCCCATCATCATCGTTGTCTTCGCTAAAAATAGCAAAGATATCTAAAGCCGCGAAAGCCGCGAAAGCCGCTACTGCAGCGAAAGCCGCTAAAGCTAAACCAACAAGACCTGCTAAAGCAGCGAAAGCAGCGAAAGCAGCGAAAGCGGTTAAGAAACCATAATAAGATACTCGAAAATCAAGGCAAGTAATGCTCTTTGTTTTTTTCATAAGGTATATATTTATCGCTATTTATATACACCTTCTCTTTGCCTATCTTAGCATAGTTCGTAATAACCACGAGCATCTCTTTGGTTTTGCTACGGAACTCATCTAGCGATTTATCTATTTCACTTTGAGGGTCAAAGCCATATATATGCTTGAATTTGTTGGGTATCACAAATATCAATGAATAAAATATCTCGATAATATTATTTCTTATATCTGTGAATATCGGCAAATATGTATTAATATCATACCTGTCCGCTAACATATACATATAGATTTTCATTAATTTATCCATATTAATAATCATATTAGAATACCTCGTTTTATCAAATCTTTTAATAAACCTGATATTGAATAATATATTCATAAACTCGCTATTTTTTACTAGAAACTTCGCTTTTTTGTTGTTCTTATTGATGTAAAAGTTATCCGTATCTAACTCGACGATATCTTTGACTTCGTCGCGTATCTTGTCTTCCTTCATAGTTATGTCGCCCTTGCTTTTAATGTCGTTCTCTTTGATATAGTTATTTATGTAGAAAAAAGCGATTATGATTATTATTATTGTTAATAATATAGCCGACTTGTTCTTGCTAAGTATATAGTATATAATCGCCAGTATAATAATAATATAGGAATATTTATTCAAAATCTCATTATATATCATATTTACATATCTATATTATATTATTTTATATTATAATATTTCATATCATTTCATTTCATATCATATCATTTCATATAAAGAGAGAAAAAAGAAGATGCTAAGGAAGGACTATACATATCCTTTACATAGATACGCCGTCGATAAAATAGATAATAAATGATAAAAATATCAATATAATTCCCACATAAATTGTTCTGTTATTCTTTGTAAATATATATAATAGTATGTATATGTAATTATTATTGTTAATATAATCTTTTTTACTATAGACATCGACGATATCGTTAATGATATCTATCATTGTCTGCAGCGTATTCTTATAAAGTTGCTTTATTGTCAGGTTATATACTGGTTTTATTTTAAGGGCATCTGGTATAGTATCAGGTAATGTTTCTAATAGGCTATTTATTTTCAATTCAATTTGCTTCTCGATATACTTCTCAATATTAGTTCCAGCACTTGCATCCTTGATAACTTCTTTGGTATTCGCGCTGGTATCGCTGGTTTCCTTGTCCATTTATTATAATATTATATAATTATTATTAGATAATGTCCATCATATCTATATTTGATATTAGATTACGTCGGCAGCAGTATCTTTTCAACCCGAGACTATCTAAGATTTTTCCAGTGTGTATTTTTTCAAAGTTTTTATAGGCGCTATCAACATCATTGGTTTCTTCTAGCTTATTCTTTTCTGTCTCATAATAATCTGAGATATCCGCCATTACTTTTCCACAGGTAAAGCATCTAATTGGTATAATCATCTTTTATATTCCTCTATATTTATTCTATATATTAGAATATATAATCATTTTTTATATATTTTACTGCGTAGTAAATTTATATAATATTATAATATTATATAATATTAAGAATAGTTAATAGTAATAATGTCATACGCACCCATATACAATAAACTTCGCGAACTCGAAGAAAGACTAGCAGTCGTAGAAGTGTCGCCTCCTAAGTCTGAAGTATCATCTTGGAATACCATAACGGATGCTTCGGTATCTGAGGTATCTGGATATGATAATTTAGGTGTGCTCTCTGAAATTGCTACTTTAAGAACCGAATTAGACCTTCTATCAAAGGAGTGCGCTTTAAATTCCTCAGCAGTTAGCCTATTATCTACTGATAATTCTACTAAGGATGCAGTCGATGTCTCTGCTCTCGCTGCTCTCGCTGCTCTCGCTACGAAGGAAGAACTAGGTGCCTTAGCAGCTAAGGGTGAAGCCTTTGCTCTTGCTACGAAGGAAGAACTAGGTGCCTTAGCAACGAAGGATGAACTCGCCGCTCTTGCTACTAAGGATGAACTCGCTACCCTCGCTACTAAAGATGAACTTGCCACTCTTGCTACTAAGGGCGATGTAGCAGACCTTAATACCAAGTTTGATAATGTAATCAATGTGCTTGCTCAACTAAATGATAAGATAAACGAAGCACACGCAAAGATCGCTGCTATCGCTGCTATTGCTGTTTCAGAATAAATGGGGACGGGCTAAGAATATTTAGGCTTAGACAGCATACATTCTGCAAGCAAATCTTGGTCATACTTGTAAATATTTATGGTATTACTTAAAATCTCATTATTTTTCATAATTGTATATCCCTTGCATTTCTTTAAGTTTGATAAAGACATATACATATATTCCTTTGCTTTCTTGTAATCTTTGTAATTATAATAGATTACTCCCATAATATTTTGAACATCAACGGAAGGTATATTTAGAGAGTTTGCGTATATATTCTCAGCATTCTTGATATCCTCTTCCGTTAGTTCAGTCTTTTCCGATATCTTCTTTAGCGCAATATAATTATTATTCAAAAATAAATAATTATTAGGATTTACTGAAGACGGATATACTCCCAACTTAGACCCTTCAAGGAATGTAATCTTGTTATAGGACATTGCCGTATATTTGTTCTCTTTGATGAACTTTGATAGCGTCAATTTAATATTTAATTTAAAAGTATCAGTAATACTATACAACTTCTCACATAGCTCCCTGTTTCTGATAATATAACACGACTTAGAGATTATAATGTTATACAAGTCATCAATATTTATAAATTTCTCAGGATTATTAACGACATTCAAGCAGGTAAAAAGAATATCCCAGTCATTGTCGCTATTGCGATTACTAGCGATGTCGCTAGGTCTGTCGCTAGCATTCAAATCGTCAATCAGTTCAATAATATTATTAATATAATCTTTCAAAATGAGAATATCGTCCTCAATAATTAAATGCAGCTCATTAGGGTCATTGGTTTTAAAGTTCTCCAAAATATATTTATAAATATACCTGTGCTTCTCAAAGTTTGATATCTGGCATACATTGAGGGGCATTATTAGTTCATTATATATGTTGCTGGCATCTGCAAACTTGTCATAATTCACGCGGGAATTAAATGTAGAAATGTATTTATTGACGTGCTCCTTGCTAGGCTCTGAAATAATGTTAAGCTTTACCTCGATGTTTTTTTGCACACAGATATCTTTAATTAGCGAAATGGCGCTATTAATTGTCGTGTGCCTATTCTCCAGTTCTTCGCTATATACAATGTATATATTTAGTCTAATCATATTTATAAATAAATATCTTGTATTTTTTATATATATATTATACTCAATCTAATATTCAAAAAAAGGCAGATGTCCGCATATCCAGTATTTAAGTAAATACAGATGGTCGCGTATCAAAATGATTTTTTGCGATATCTTTCGGCGTATAATATATGCAGTGGGGCTTTCAGATAACAAAGAAACCTGTCTAGACATTTTATACTTATTATATATATATGTGATACTTAATTATTCGCGCTTCTCTTTTAGGTCATTTTTACTCATCTTTGTAATATCCATCATTGCCTTGTTTGTATGTATTGTTATAGTTTAATCGATTTTTTATATAACCATATAAAATAATATAGATAAAATAATATAATATTAGTATTATGATTAACGAAGATATTATCTATGAATACGAACATAATAATCGAATAGTTATTATTGGGGATATTCACGGGGATATTAGGAGGTTTAAGGATATATTAATAGACGCTAAGATAATCAACAAGAACATCGAATGGATTGCTGAGCCGAAGAATACCATCGTGGTTCAAATGGGCGACCAAGTAGATAGCATAAATAGAGATAGAACGCTTGAAGACTGGGAAGTCCTCCCAGATATAGAAATGATATATTTTACAAACCTGTTGCATAAGATAGCGTTATCGAAAGGCGGACGCGTAATATCTTTGATAGGGAACCACGAATTGATGAATACAATTGGCAATTATTCCTATGTATCTCCTAAAAGTTTAAATAATAATTATAAGAGACAAGAGCTATTCAAGCCAAGCGGAACATTATCTGCTATATTATCTCAGCGTCCTCTCGTGGTTAAGATAGGGCAATTATTATTCTGCCACGCAGGATTAACATTACGACATCTAGATATACTATCAAAATATAATAAGGACGTTTCTTATATCAATACAATTTGGAAGAACTTCATAAAAAACAATGCTATACTGGCAGAAGACAAAGAAATCTTCGAAGATATAATATTGGATGGCGATGGTATGCTATGGACGAGGGATTTAGATAAAAAAGGGGATTTAATAAAAATGCTCGAAAAACTTGGGTGCGTCTATATGTTTGTGGGGCATTCAGTAGTCGAGCAAGTAAAACTAATAAATGACCACGTATGGTATACGGATACTGGTATTTCGAGAGCATTCGGGAATACATCTTATCAATACATTGATATCTTCAATAATCAAATCAATATCAAAGATGTCTTAGCATAAAAAATGATATAAATGATATAAATGATATAAATGATATCAATAGTATTGTATATTAAAGATACACTACGCGATGGATACTTATGCATTTGACGCATTGATGGAAAGTAAGACGGCAGAAGTAATGAAGTTATACGAGGAGAAGACAAACGCAAGAGCAGCGGGCGCAGCAGGAGGAAAAAGTAAAAAAATGACTAGCGACCCCTCCGAACTCGATTTCAATAGTAAGAAGTTAATACGGCAAATAAATGCAGCACTTGACCATAAGCTTAAAGGTTCAAAGGCATATAAAAAAAAGTGCGCCGAAGAGTTGTCTAATTCGACACCGCAATAATGTTAAAAAATTCAATAAAATAAATAAACCATATAAATACAATATGCGTTATATTAAATATATGTCTACGACGGATATTAATAAAGACATTGACCTATGTCTATTAAAATATATTACGAACATTGGCGGCGGCAGCCACTGCAGCGGCGATGACTTTAACGTTGATGAAGTAGCAACCTTGATATACAATGATAGCAAAGATAACAAAGAAAAAAGAACCTATAAATATGAGATAATTAAGGAACGCTTGGCGGATATTAACAAATACAGAGCAGAATTGAAAGAATTGCTTAAATTACCATTAATGAAGCAGCGCTCCGAAGAATGGTTTGAAGCGAGGAAATCGAGGCTAACCGCTAGCGACCTCTATGATGCAGTGAAGGGCGGCAATGTTAGCATAAAACTCGCAAAGAAAAAAGCGAACATCATAATAGATAACATTAATTACAATGCTATTCCAGCGCTTAAATGGGGGACAATGTTCGAACCTATGGCTACACGATGCTATTCGCAAAAGATGAACAATATTGATATTCACGATTTTGGGTTAATATGCGATGCGGAGAATAAGCATTTTGGAGCATCCCCTGATGGCATCAATGAACTCGGGATAATGCTTGAGATTAAATGCCCGTATTCGCGAAAGATTGTTGATGGTGTTATACCCGATAAATATAGGATGCAAATTCAGGGACAACTAGCAGTTTGCAAACTGAAAGAATGCGATTATATTGAATGTATCTTCAAATCTATCGATGACAAAGAGGAATATCTAGAAATAGACCACAATACCACGAAGCACGGGGTAATCGCCGAGTATTACAATTCAAAAGGCGAGTATGTCTATTATTATAGCGATGCTGATAGAACACCAAAAGAATGCGTAGAAGATATATGCGATTATAACAACAATTTCAAAGAAAATCTGAAGTTCAGCAAATATACATTTTGGAGTTTAGATGAGATGATTATTCAGCGCGTGGTATTCAATGCGATTGCTTGGGAAACGATAGTTCCTAAAATTGATGCATTTTGGGAAAAAGTAGAAGAGTATAAAATGCTTCCAATAGAGATTGGAATTAAAAAATATAAGTTTGTCGATGATGATGATGATGATGACGCGAATGCTACGAATGCTAATACTGACGATACAAATACTGCCAAAGCCAAAGCGAATACTACATCGTCATCAAGGAAATAAATAGCAATACCTACCAAATTCCTTACTATCCTTAATATTTTTTTACTTTATTCTATAATATTTTGGTAGCCGATAGATAACGGATTTACAAAATACATTAGACTGAAATCAGCAACCGCGTCATTCTCAGTGTGGTCTAGGCATTTAGCGGTATATCTTGGTAAATCCTTATTCGCATCTATAACATACGGAGGATTTGAACTACCTAAGCTTCGGGTATTTGTGTCAGTTCTTGAACTATACTCGGTCATATTTAAACAACCGCAATTTAGGTTTGATGCCTTATTGCATTTTATAAAGCACATAGAATTATGCGTATAATAGCCATTTATTGTAGTCTCTAAGAAGGTTTTTATAATTGCTTCATCTTCTTGAGCCGTCGAAGACTTTAGCGTCATCGCATTTTTATCATCTTCATTATGTTCATACATTGGGAACATTATTAATATTTGGCAATATAGGGATGATATTTTATCGGATATATCAGAGCTACCGCTAGTATTTGTTTCAGCGATTTCTTTGTTTTGTTCATCAAATGACACGTAATTATAGGGCTTTTGACTATTTATTATATCACTCCGAGCGTCAAAAAATTTATTTATTGGGTTTTCTACGCTGTTCTTTTCGTATTTGAAATAAGGCGCTTGGGACATACAAACATAAACGGGTCCTTTTATTTTTGATGCATAGGGCTTCAGTGGTTCTATTTTAGATTTCAGATAACTATACAAGGTATTCTCATCAAATATATATATTGTATCAAATATGTATTTAATATTACTGCTTCGCATTGTATATGACAGATTAGCAGGTGATATTTTTAAACATTTATAAGCCAATATATCGCTATAGTTCTCTACATCACAATATGCGGAATATTTATTTGTATTAGCCATTCTAGTTGCAGCATTGTATTCCGATTTAGGATATCTATAATGCCCTTGTAGATTGAAAGGGGAGTTTTTGTTTTGCAATTCGGTGTTAGTATTTAAACTGCAACTACCTGAACCTCCTGTCGTAAACTGCAAATTATTCTCGAAGGTCTCCTTATTTCTAAAAGTAAATATTAGAAATAACGCACAAGAAATTAGAAATAACAACATTAAAATTAAATTTAAACTGGCTACTTTATTTTTCATATTACTATATATAATTATTTTTTAATAATAAAAATAGGTAAAAATAAAAAGGCACCGAATGAAGAAGATATTTAATCAACGCGGGTTAAGTATATCGTTGGAGCGGTTGTATAACTGCCGCCATTATTACCAGCTTTAAGATTTACTGCAGTTACTGCGCCTGTTGTTGTATTAATTGTTGCTACTGCTTCTGCACCTGAACCAACACCGCCACTAATTGAAACTAGTGGTGCTTTGGTATATCCCGAACCTCCATTTCCTACGTTAAAGCTTGCTATAGGAGCAGCAGCAAGTATTGCAGTAGCAGTAGCACCTGAACCAGCACCTGCGACAGGTGTAAATGATATAGTTGGAGCGGTTGTATAACTGCCATATTCAGTAAATGTTATACCTGTTACTGCACCAGCAGCAGAGATTGTCGCCTTCGCAACAGCACCTGAACCAACACCGCCACTAAATACAACTGAAGGTATTGCAGCATATCCTGAACCTCCAGTATCTACTCTAGCACTTGCTATAGGAGCAGCAGCAAGTATTGCAGTAGTAGTAGCATCAGTTGGTGCGAGTGGTTGCTGATGCGAGTGTCCTGAAGTAGCAAAAGTAGCGGGGTCATATTTAGTTCCATTAATATGTAATTCACCAGTAATATGCACTTTGCCATCAATTATCTTTAATGGCGCAGTTGCTCCTGTGCCTTCAGCACCTCCAATATAGATATCTTTTTTTCCAGCACCTGCTTTATAAATATACAAGCTATCCGCCGTATTAACTACATTGAAACAATTATCACCATCCTTATTACATATTCCTAGTTCTTTGCCTGTAATAGTATTTAATTGTAAGCCTGATGTAGCAAATGTTTTAGTCATTAATTCTAATCTTGACTTATCTCCTAATGCGTCCGTTGTATATTCAAATAGTTTATTATTTGCATAACTATAGGACTTCGTATCAGTCTCTTTGAATGTAAAGTATTTATTTAAATTATAGTTAAAGGTATCTATATTCTTAAATGATATATTGCTTGTAGATTGCACATAGTTGCTACTATTCGCATCATTAAGGTTCGCTTTTGACACTAAGATATTACTAGTGATATTTACGTAGTTGCTACTATTACTATCATTGAGGTTCGCTTTGTTGCTTAATGCATTCAAATTACTTGTATGGGTGTTATATGATTGATTGATGACATTTGACGTGGAGTTAAAGTTGCGATTAATGTCTTTAAAGTTGGTATTGAGGTCGGATGTTAAGTTGTCCTTGTAATTATAATTATCATATATAACATAACCGACAATACCCACAAAAGCGATTAATACTAGAACTAATAATGTATATACTATGTATTCAGATGTTTCCATTAAATTATATTATCTATTTTCTAATAATAATATTTATTTTAAATAAATTATTTATGATGCAAATTATTATTCAACGATATTGACATATTTAATATCGTCGCTGCTAGCGCTGCTAGCGCTGATAGCTTCTTTAATACTTACATCTTCGATAGTATTCTTAACATCATACGCTGCGTTAGGTGCGTCAGCAGCGTCTTCAAATAGTTCTTCTTCTAATTCTCCACCTATTGAACTAGCAATGCTATCGCCGCTATTGCCGCTACCACCGCTATCGCTATCACCTACACTTCCCTCTTCCTCTTCCTCTTCCTCTTCCTCCTCTTCCTCATCCTCCTCTTCCTCTTCAGCGCTACCTCCGCCTTCCTCTTCTTCCTCTTCATAAAAACCCATATCAGTATGTGCTCCGCCTTTTATTTTATCATTATATTTATCATAAGTGTCTGTCCATTGCTTAACATCTACAATTGTATTTTTAGTAGCAAAATTATCTACTTGGGAATTAAATAGCTGATAATCTATATCGCTATCATTGCTATCATCACTATCATTACCTCCAGCGCCAGCATCATCATCACTTCCGCCACCATCATCACTTCCGTCATCTCCTCCTCTTGCATTATTACCTCTTACTAATTCCATTTGGTCGATAGGCATATCTATAAGTTCAGTATTTAATCGCGGTTGTATCCCCATAGTTTCTAATTCTTGAATAAATAACTTGAAAGCATAAGGGGTTTGTATTACTGATACGTCATCATTATTACAATTCTTGCAGGTATTGATATTTTCTTTAATATTATGCGAAACCAATGTTCCACATCTTTTACATATACACCAGCAGAACTTATCAGACCTTTCCATCATACTTTCTTTTATAAAATTAGATATCCCGTGACTTAATATAGTATCGCGCTCCATTTCACCTATACGTAATCCTCCGCCTTTACGGCGACCCTCAGTAGGCTGCCTTGTAAGTCCCACAACCTTGCCAACACCTCGCGAATTCATTTTTTCGGCAACCATATGTTTTAATCTGAAATAAAAGGTGGGCCCCAAAAATATCTCAGTATCTATTTGAGTTCCTGTATAGCCGTTGTATAGGATTTCATTGCCATATTTATTAAAGTTATTGTTCTCTAGCCCATTATAGATACTTTCTTGGTCTATCGGTATAAATACATTGGCATCACCTAGTAATCCATCGATACAGCAGAGTTTTGCAAAAATACACTCCACTAAGTGCCCTATCGTCATTCGCGAAGGGATTGCGTGAGGGTTTATTATAATATCAGGGCGTATGCCATCTTTCGTATAAGGCATATTCTCTTCAGGTATTATCATACCTATTACACCTTTTTGCCCGTGCCGCGAGCAATGCTTGTCTCCGAATTCGGGTTTTTTAATCTTTAAAAAGCGGACTTTGCAGATTGTCGAGTCATTCCCAGCGATTTTCTCTGATTTATATACTTTGTCGACCTTGCCAAACAATGAATTATCAGTTGATATCGATATATCAGTATGTATAATTTCCTTCTTAACATCTGTGAAAACGCCGTTCTTATATTCCTTAATAACCTCTCTAACATTTATCATACCTACAATAATAACCTCTTGACCTTCGGGGACATACGTGCCTTCCTTGATAAACCCTAGCTCATCTAGGTAGTCATAGTTTTTATTTTTAATGCCAGCGATTTTGATACCTTTGTCTCGCATAAGAATGGGATTTCCAAATATAACCTTTTCATTTTGTGAAATTATTTTAGATGTAGCCGTAATAGATTTATAATAAGACAGCGAATTCAAGCCTCTTTCGATGGTCGCTTTGTTAATCATTATACTATCCTCTTGATTGAACCCTGAGTAGGTCATAATCGCGACAATAGTATTAAAACCATTTGCCATATAATCGCTCGAGGTATATTGCGCTATTCTAGTATTTATAATAGGTCGCTGGGGATAGTGAAGAACATAGCTCATTGTATCAAACCTTTTATTGAAGTTCGTAGAATATATACCAATAGCCTGCTTAGATTGCGCGGCGTGGAAGACATTACGCGCGGATGAATTGTGATTACTCATTGGAATATTCCCACTAACTATACTAAGTATTGTCGAAGGATGTATTTCCATATGCGTATGATACGGACCGATTTCATTTTCATTCATTGCTATTAAACAAGTGTCCGACTCCTCATTATCAAGATATTCAATACAAGCTGAAGAGTTTTCTAAGTCATCTAATATTTTAGTATATTTAGTTCTATAATAATTATTCAATTTATTAATATCACTTCCATTTTCATCATCGCTATCGCTGCTATCACCATCATTGCTACTGCTGCTACTGCTGCTATCACTGCTACTGCTGCTGTCGCTTTCTATATCATTGCTGCTACCACTACCGATACCACCAATACTTTCATAATTTACTTTGCCAATACTAGCTAATAACCTACTATCTTCCTTAATGGCTTCGTTGCTACCATCACCGCTGCTACCTTTACTAAATATATTTTCATACAACTCTAAAATGTTTTCATTTGCAAAGAATGAACCTCCTCCTTTCCTTTTAACCGATTTCTTTAGCGGGTTAATATATTTGTCTATATAGTAATAATCGTCGTTCATCTCTTTGCTATCTAAGGTATAATAGGTTCCATTAAGCATATCAAACCAGTTTTTAAAGTCATTCTCTTTGTTATATACAACGGCTTCATTCTTTTTATTCTTATCATTATGTTTTAGTATTAAAAGAGGTCTGCAAGGTCGCCCTGCTTCAGTAAATATTCGCAGTTCATTCGCAGTAATATTAAAGGAGATTGATATTAAAATATTAATTAACCCGTTGCGCCGATATGCTTTTAACAACCGAGTTATGAATAGCGGGTCGCCAGTGATACCAAATAGCGTCCCATTAACAAATACATTCGTGATATTTTTATGGCTATATACATTGCAATTCATTAATGGTATTACGCCGATATCTTGCAAGCATTCTTTGATATTTGCTACATCGACCCCAGCAGTTATCTTCGCTAAGATGGCGAGGTTTTTAAGATATCCGATTGACGCGCCATCAGGTGTTTCATAGGGACACATAATACCCCATTGCTGTGAATGTAATTTATGAGGCTCCGTCACCTTGATGCTTCGGTCGATAGGCATATTCACGCGTCTTGTGTGGGACATAGAGCCAATATAACTTATTCGCGATAAATCCTGAACTTTCCCTAGTTCTGGGTCGCTATTATTAATTAACCCCCATTGCCCCTTAAGGGATTTAGCGAACGTTTGCGTAACTATAAGATGGTCAACAATCTTGTAAATATTATTGCTATTAATAAAATGCTGGAAGTCTTTCTTGCGGTTCTTCCAAGGCCCGTATAAATACTCGCTATCTATCTTATTTCTAACATTATCTCGCAGTTTTATGTAAGCCTCTTGGAATAACTCAGCCAACATAAAGCCACTAATATCAACCCGCTTATATATATAGCTATCGCGATCACTTAGCGGTAGCAATCCTTTAGCCGCTTTTATAAATTGCAATGTCAAATATCCCAAGTATTTCTTCTTATTCTCAAACAACTCAATATTAGGGAAAAAATCCTTCGATAATACCATTTTGACGTGCTTGATTGTCCTGTATTGAACGTGATATTTTAAGTAATCTATGGCTTTCTGCGGCGTATCTATTCGGAACTCTTTCTTATTATTAATATATTTCGCATCTATAATGCTCGGTCTTATTAAATTATCAAAATAATTCCTTTCAATCTCATTGTATCCTTTGCCGAATATCATTTTACATATCTCTTTATCACTTTGGACACCTATAGCGCGGAACAATATGAACAAAGGTATCTTCTCTTTGAATGAAGGTATCGAAACGTAAATCGCCCCCTTCGAATTCTCGTATTTGCCGCTAACGTTCTCTACATTTGTATCCCCGTCAACGCGAATAGGGTTTCTTACAAAATAGAATTGCACATTTGTAGGCAGCAGATTACCTTTGTCTGCGACGCACCGAATAATACCTTTGTGGCTAAAATCCTTGTCGTCCTTTAAAGCGGACACAAATAATTTATTAGTGACTATTTTCTCCTGCGCGATAATTACCTTTTCTTTCCCGTCAATTATAAAGTAGCCTCCTGTATCATAAGGGCATTCTCCTAATTTCCTCAGAATACTCGAGCCTTGATTTTTCAATATGCAGATATCACTATGAAGCATTATAGGGATACTTCCAACGGCTACATTCTTGAAAGAGACGTTCTCTACATTTTGCTTATCGCCGTCCTTAGACGTGATGCATACGAGAACGTCGGCGAATATATGCGTTTCATAGGTTAAATTACGCATCCGCGCATCATATGGCGTTATTAGCTTAGGACAGCCATCTTCGTATATTATAGGTCTGCTAACGCTTAATGCGTCCCCTTCGCGATCGCCAATAAATATCTCGATTTTAAAGACCTCTTTTTTGTTGTCGTCGTATTTAATCATTGTGATAGGATTGTAAGACTTAATAATATAAGGTATCTGGTTTTTAATGAACTCGCGATAGCTATCTAAATGATGTCCAGTAAATGGATACCTATGATTTTTGAAATACAAATCCAATATGTCCCATTCATTATTAATCATTCTAAATATTTATTATTCTATTATAAAGAACATAATATATAAAAAAAAATAATACAAACCCTCGAATGTTCAACCTTCAACGTTTATTAATCCCCAAATCATATATTTCAAAATTGCCGTTAATATTTGATAATATCAAACTCGCTGGCGTAATATACATATTTTTAATAATTATTTTGACAAAGCCGCGAAGGTCGTAATTATTCTGATCATCATACCCGTATATATTAAGAACCATATTTTCGAACTTCAAAACCCTCCTTTTAAAGCATTTCAAACTCCCGCTTTGATGGGGTATTCGCGTCATCCTGTTGTTATTTTTGTATAAATATAGATAACCCTCGCTATCAAACTTAATCTCAAACTCCTTATTAAAGGATTTAAAGGATACCCTATCAATCTCTAGCGTATCCTCTTCATTAATAACATAGTCCTGCTTTAATAACATATCCCCCCAAGGAAGTGTGCAAAACAAATCTTCGCTAAACTTCGTTTCATCTATCTCAACCATCGAGAAGATAACCTCTTGAAGCGCGTCAGGTCCCGGATATTTACTATTCCTAAAAGATAGCTCCTTTAATATGTTGTTATTATACAAAATAGAATAATTTTCATCATCAGTCCCTGCTTCAATATATTTTGTATTAAATTCTGATAATTGAGCATTTATAAAATCTGATAAGTCTAAAGCCCTTTTTACATAATTACCATTTTCATCTTTCTCATTTGCATCAGTGCAAATAATTTTTTTTGAATTGCTAGGGTCTTTAATGCACTTACCTTTTCCTTCTCCTATCTTCTCACATACAAATTTATCAATTGATTTATCATATTTATCACCCAAACCTTTTTTATATATTTCTATATTTTTTGCGCTGCAATATGTTGTTATGTCGAGGTCTGCGCTTAATATATTATTAGTTCCACGATATTGTTTCAAATCTTCATCATTAAATTTCATCATATGTTTACTATAATAAGGTGTTTGAAGGCAACTTTTTGGAAAATAAGGAGAACTATTAGGAACTAAGGAATTCATTTTATCATCATTTGCATCATATTCTGGTAGTGGTATGTTTTCTTTCATAGTAGAAACACATCCCCAATTATTACATATGTTTGTTAAATCATTCCTAAAATAGTTTTTCCTTATTATTGCTTTTTCCCTGTCTTTTGTCGAGCCTCTTGTAATAATGTCTAAATATTTAGAATATTTACTAGTCATCAGTTCCATCCATCTATTCTGCTTAGAGAAGGCATCTAATGAAGGGAACAGCGTATATGCAGTGCTTCCATCCTGTGGTTTTGTTGGGTCATCATAATTAAATAGATTGGGTATATATAAGATTACTTCATAATCACCTTTAAATATATTTTCGTTATTTTCATTAATCAAGACCTTCGCCATCATCGCATAGATAGGCAATGGAATACCAGTTAGCGTATCAGGTCTTAGCATTGTATTTTTAATTCTTATTAATTCTGCTTTGATTGTCTCATAAATTTTCGTTTCGTTTACCTTGTTGAATACACGACAATATATGTTGTTATTAATATGTTCCTTTTCAGTGTATTCTTTAAAAGTCATAAATAAGCATCTTAAATGTTGCAAAAATTCAGTATTCTGTAGTATTATATTTTTCAAGGTTGTATTGCATTTATTAAAATCATAGCCTTCACCGCTACAAAATTGGCTGTCGCTATTGCCATATTTGAGCATTTATATCAGATATATCTAATATATATTTATATATATAAAAATAATATATCTTATATCTAATATATCAGATATCATTTTCATTTTAATTTATACCATCGCAGTAATAATATGGATGATGATATGGATACTAATATGACTAATGCGATAGCGGCGATAGCGGCGACAGCGGCTACTGCGGAAGAGAAGGCTATTATGAATGATATAAATAATCATATTGATATATGCGTATCAAATAATTTGCATTATGATATCGCTCTAGTATGCTATAAATGTTTGAAGGACAAGCATAGATACGCTAGCAAGACTAGCGTTACTAGCAGTTCTAGCGGTTCTAGCGATACTGATAATAATACTTGGGAATATTTGACAAATGCAGTATGGACGACTGATGTTAATAACAAGCAACTTATATATTCTATAAGAACTATAGTATGCAGTGCTTTTACGAAGCGCTCTTTGTATTGGGAAGATGAGAGAGATAATGAAAAGTATCCCGATACTTCAGTAATCGCAAGTAAATTATTGCAAATTAGTTCAAAACTCAAAGATAATAAATATATATTAGTATTAATTAAAGAGTGTAAGCAGTTTTTTATGATATGAATGGGATATATAATGCCCGAAGTATTAACGATATATATAAAATATTTAAAGCAAACTACAATTTTAACATAGCAGATTTTAGAATTAAAAAAGTCCCTGTTTCCATATTTGATAAATTTAAAGATGAACTATTAACATCCAGTAATAAATATTTGAATTACGAATTTGCACATAATTATATGACGACGTGCAAAAACTGCTATCATATAACATACAACATCGGCAGCATCGGCAGCGCCGAATTAAATATGTATATTATGATGCGAACTAAAATAACAATGAAGATGAAGGCAGAGGTATTTAAAAATCTTTATCGCGTATATTTGGTATCAAAGATATACGATATATCTAAATCTGGCAATTATAAGTTTAATTATTATATTATTATGAACCCGAAGAAGAGATTTATGCCTACTAAGAAAGGCGAACTAATAGATGTGATTAATATTAATGGGGGCTTCACATATATTAATAAAAACGAGATATTTATTATACGCAAAGAGGACTATAACAAGGTTATCATACACGAATTATTACATCACAATGTATTCATCCATAGAACACATTGGGATGCATCAAATATCAGGAGATTGAAGGTACATTTTAATATTTGCAATGATATGCTCTTAATACCTAATGAGACGTTAGTAGAAACTTATGCGTGCGTATTGAATACGATATTTTATTCTCTGGAAACGAAGACTAGTTTAAAAGAGAATTTTAGAAAAGACCAAGAGCATTCGATACAATTAACAAAGAGAATACTAGAACGACAGAATGGCAAAAAATGGAATGAGAAAACACATTCCTATTGCTATATTGTTTTCAAAACGATACTTTATGTATATTTTAATCTATTTTTAAAGATATATAAATACCACAATGATACCGAGATTACTGATTTTATAATCAAATATTCTCACAACATCTATAAGAAGATTAATAACCTAAAGCATATAAAGAAGGTGACTAAACTAAACACCAATGGGTTAAAACAAACAATATATTAAGAATACTCTTTATTTCTTATTTATTTCTTATTTTATTCCTTATTTTATATTTAAGAAATCTATATAATTTATTTAGTATAAGTAAATTGTAATCGCATAATGTCTATTGAAGATATTAATTATATGAAAGAGAATAGTATAAAACAAGCATATACCTTCATAATTGATAGTTCTGATAGGGATCGCAATATGTATCCTAATCCCAATAATTACGTTGTTAATTTTAGCACCCCTTTTAAGAACATTATTGGTATGGAAATAATTGACGCAAGTATCCCTCGAGCAATGTATACGATAGACGTGGACAATAATGAATTGTATTACTATATAGGCAATGACGCGGACGATGAAATAATAACGGATGGGATACAAATAAGTAATAGCGCCGATTTGATGCTTAGAAATGGCGCAGCCGTAGTCAATAGTTCTAATTTAGAATTATCAGGCGGAGGATATGCAATTCTTCGCAATTCTATCAATATCTATAATATCTATAAAGCGAATGATATTGCCGCTACCGCTGCTACCGCCGCTACCGCCACTAGCGCTAATACAAATGTTATTAGAAATGCTACGATTGGCGGGGCTACGCTAGGTATCACGTTCAATCTAAGCGTCAAGCTAACAATCGCTGAAACTAATGTTAAATGTAATATTATAGACTTCAGTTATAACCACGTATATACAATTAATAATATATTTAACAATATAAGTATTCAGATTGAAAAAGATGCGGAAGATATATATATATTGATTTTTACGATTGGCACACGGATTATAGAAATGCCAATCTATAACTTTGATATTACTAATAATCACTTAAACATCTACTGGTCTATTTTGAATGCTACTTGGTATATTGGGCTATTTGATGAAAATCGCAATGTAATTAGTTATGATGTATTCAATAATTGCGATGTAATAAAGAACGTTTTCTATACGAGGAAATACATAGGTAAGAAATATGATACTGAAAGCAATTGGAATAGTAGCAATGTATTACTTTTAAAAGACTTTAAAATATACAATGTAGCGATGGCATCTTCTAACGTGATGATTAATACAATTGATAGTAATAATAATGTGCTTGTGCGTCCTCCTGCTACCTTGCCGATATGGTATAGAATGAAGGAACGCAGCGATAGCGATGATAATACAATTATAAACGATGGCTATAATTATTCAATCGATTACAAGGATATCTTTAAATATATCTATATATCGCCAGGTGATTATACGTTTAAAACATTTATAACAAAATACAATGAGCTGACGCAAAATAATGATTTAGAAATAATGTTCAGTGAAACCACAACACCGCCCGAATTATCTAATTTAATAGACATATTTTCAAAAGCCCCTTTAATAGTTGATATGAAAAGGACGACATTGTCTGAAAACTTGGGCTTCGATTTATATCCTACGACGAATAACACTGACAGATATATTAGCAAATCCCCGCCATCGCTAAGAACTGATAGCGTTTTAGCGAAGATGTTTTATAGCCGCTTAAATAAGAATTATAACCCCAATGTTAGCACCGATAACAAATGGATAATAACATCGCCGGGTATCGTATATTTTATAGGTAATAAATATATTATTATGAGATGCCCAGAAATTGAGGAGCATTTATATAGGTCATTATCATATTCAAAATATACGCTAGGTCTTGCTAAGTTTCGCGTAGATAGTGTAGGTATTAATAGCGAAAAACTAACTATTACCAAGATACCCGTGCGTGAATTTCATCCTATCGGAAAATTATCGCGAATGACACTGCGGTTTGAAACGAATAGGGGTTCTCTATACGATTTCAAGGGAATAAATCATAATATTATATTTGCTATCTTTTATTACGAACCTGTTCAAAAGAATGTCCCTAAAAGGTCTATATTAAACCCTGAATATAAAATGAATTACATAGATTACCTATATAAACAAGAAGAGATTGAAGGCGATTCGGACGATGACGAAGATAATAACGAAGACTACTCAAGAGATAACATTGATGATTACAAAACAAAGGAAAAGCAATATAGTGAAAATGGTGTTAAATTAATGCAATTTAATAATTACTTTCAAGGGAATGCTGGTGTTGGTGGCGAAGCCGCTGGCGAAGACGAAGAGGACGCAGAGGACACTGGAGCAGACGAAGACGCTGAGGACACTGGTGAAGACGAAGACGACAATAGCGATACTGCTTATTAGTCATTCTTGATTTCCTCCGTAGGGTCTATTGTATCCTTTGCATCTTTTGCAACCTTAGCATCCTTAGCAACTACTGGAGTTTCCTTAGCGTCCTTCGAAGTATCCTTAGTATCCTTAGTATCCTTAGAACCTGCTGGCGCTATCTTCTTTAATTCGTATGTAAGAGATATTAAGTCCTTTGCGCCTATTTTATTCGTATTAATCTTTTCTATAATACCAGTTATTTTCTTCTTTTCTTCAGCATCAGTAAGTTTCTTCTCATAGTCTGCGAGAAGGCTTACTAATTGCGTTTTAATATCACTATCATCCCCAACAAAGTTTTCATATGTTCGCGATACTGAGCCGCTCCCCGCAAAAGCACAGCCATATAAGAGAACTATGAAAATACTTATTGCAAATATTAAAGACATATATATAAATAAACTTTCATAATCTAGATTATTCATAATATATTTATTCTGTTAAAAGCTAAGATATTTATTTAAGGTTTAGGTTTAGGTTGTTCGCCTTTCTTAGGCTCCACGTTAGTGTTAGTATTACTTGTAGGTATGGACACAGGTATGGACACAGGTACAGGTATAGGGCCCGTTGAGATTGCCTTATTTTCCTCAGATATCTTTGCAATTTTTGTCAGTTCTTTTATTATTATAGATAACTCTTCAACACCTATTTTGTTATTATTGATTTTTTCTATGATACCATTTATCTTCTTCTTTTCGTCGGCATCAGTAAGCTTCTTCTCATAGTCCGAGAATGTAGTTGCAACTTGTATTTTGATATCTGTAGGGTAATCTAAGAATTGCTCATAAACTCGAGGCGATTGCACGTTTCCACACGCGAATACACTGCCAAATAATAGAAATATGAAAATAATTATTGCAAATACTAAAGACATATATATAAATAGGTTTTCATAATCTAGATTACTCATACTATATGATTTTTCTAATTCTGTTAAGAGCCAAGATTTTTATTTATTTTCTTAATAATAAATTAATGTGTTTATATAGTATAGATAAATAAATATAAATGACTGAACTTAATTTATTATACGGAGGTGATAATTTATTGAATGATAATAATACTATGGATAAGAAAGAAAGCGCATATTCTTCTAAAATATCCAGCCAGCAATTGCATCAAATCGCTCTTAATAACGATGGACACGGCAATGATGATAAGCAAATGCAGCCAATGCTGCCGCCTCCGCAAAGTCAATCTATGCAAATCGCGCAGCAACAAATAGCAATGCAAATGGCTCAACAGCAACAACAGCAAATGGCGCAGCAACAAGTGCAACAGCAAATGATGCAGCAGCAGCCGTCCCAAAATACCACCCAGCAGCAGCAGCAAATGTATAAGAATAAGAACGATTATAACTTCCTTGACAGAATGAATATGAAAAAATCAGAGGTTATAAAACTCGCCTTGTTTTCTCTAGTGATTGTGCTAGGTATATCTATCGACAGGATGCTAACATATTATGTATCCAAGTATATTAATGATAATGTCCTAACGGATTTCCAAGAATTATTGCTAAGATTAAGCTATCCTATAACTATCTTCTTATTGTTATGGATTTTTAAAGCGATCTAAGTGAATACTTGTTATTTTTATAATATATATATATAAGAAACTTATAAATATTTGACGATAATGGATAGTAATGAAATTAAAGAATGGGTTTTTATTGCAATTGTAGTTATGTTATTGTTAGCGTTGATATTTTTATCTGCTCTGAAAATATCTATCTTTTTTAGTAGCTTCCTATTTTTATCCAAAAAGAAAAATTATGACAAAGCAAACTATATAGCAAATAGTAGTTTTTATCAATATTTTTATAATAACCCATTTTTATTTGGAGAAATAAATATAGAAAAATCTATTGCAGCATTTCTGATAGCATTATTAGTTGTCGCTATCATAGGAAATCTGGGCTATGGTGCTACAAATTATGGATATTTAAATTATTATTATGGCGACAATGAAGAATACGACTTTGTAGATTATTATATAAAAATCATAATGATACTAGGTGTTATCTATTTTCTTTCTTATTTAAAGTGGTTTTGTATCTCTAATGATAAGGCAGAAGACGATAAATTGCTTACTAATGAAGTCGCATTAAAAACCTTTGTGATTGAAAATATTGATTATACGTATTTATATGATTATTATATAAATGTAATACAGAAAGGAAATAATCGTAATATAAACAATTATATTGAAAACTATCCTATCGAAGCAACAAATAAAACACAAGAAACCCTATTCAAACTATGCTTTACAATACATATACTTTCACCAAATCGCACTGAGTTTGCAAATATACAAAAAGAAATATTTAGTATATGTAAAATTACTTATGATAATGCTGCCCAAAAAGACAGAGAAAGCGCGGCAGGTTTTGAACCTTTGATTAAAAAAAAATTAAAAGACAGCACCTTTTATATTATAGCAAATTATAATAATAATAACAGCGCCGTATTGCCACCATTAGAAAAATTAGTGAAGGATACTTTGAGTTCCGTTTCTAACACAGCTATAAAAGAGATTAGAGATACAAAACTAAAGGCTATACAAGCGAATAGCCCAGATATTTCTACGATGAAAAGCACCTATGAACAAGGTCGTTCGCATTTCACAGATACCATAAAGGTATATAAGGAGGTATATGGCAAATACTATACATACTATATATACAGCGTATTGATAACGAACTTCCTCCTAACATATTCGATATTGATATTTTTTTATATTATTATAAAATATCAGGATGGTTTATTAAACCCCCTATATAGCATATATAGTTTCAAATCCGACATAAAAACATATGGGTATTACATATTGGGGCTTTATTATTTATTAACAAGTCCTATAATCTTATTCAGCGCAAGTTAATAATTAATTTATAAATATAAAATAAAGAGATAAATATAATCATATTTTAATATAATGGGCGAAGGTTTTCTTAGCTTTGATATTAAGACGCTTATCTTTATCGTAATTATTATTATAGTATTAATATCATTTGTATCTATTCTGACATTAAATATAATAAGCTATATTTTATTTACAATCTACTGCATAAATGATAATATAAATGATTATACGTCCGAAGAACCCACAAAAATTACTTTGGAAGATAAATATAAATACAGGCTACTCAACTATATTATAAATTTCAATGATAGCGCAAAGAATTCTCAATACTCTCTTAGCACTAATTATGATAATAACTCGTCGGACTTATATATTCATGCGACAATTGTATATTATAATTACATAGTAAAACTACTATTATTCATAGCAATTATAATACTTGCCGCATTTGCATTCAACTTATTTAATATAGTGATTGCATGGATTAACGATAGGTATTGTAATAGTGATACTAAAATCCCTTTCTTAGTTAGCGAAATTTATAAAAACGATAATTATATTTATAAAATTATCATCATCATATTCATATATATTTATTTACATAGTTTAATATACACATTTGGATTTAATAAATATATATACAAGGATTTATATGATTTATATGAAGGGGAAGATGGTAAATATAAAACAGCCGATATGGTAGTTTATCTAACAATCAATACTATAAATAATAAGGACACAAATAAACAAGACAATATATCATCATTTTTATGTGATTTAAAGGACTTATCCTATGACAAATTACATTTTAAGAATTTCTTGAATAAAGACTTTGGATTAGCAGATAATGCTAGCAAAATACTTACCGATTTGAATAGAGATGGTATATTAAATAATAATAAATTTATAATACCAACTGGTACTACTCAAGAAAAAGAAGCAAATATTAATAAGATGTTAAGAAGTATATACCTAACAAATACTGCTACAGGCTTTTATAATACTTCTACAGAAACAAGTAAACCACCCCAAGATTTGCTAGGGGACAAAATATTTATATACTTAATATATCATTATGTCATATCACATAACATAGAAGACCCATTAATAATACACAAGTTAAATAACATATTTCTAAATCTTTTTGATAATATCCACACAAAATATAATACCGATTATGCTAAATATTCCAATAGTCTTAAGACACCGCCTGATCCTACTCCAGCATCCGTATCCATAAACATAGATGATATTCTAAATAAATTTTCAGGAAAAGACATTGATATTAAAAAGATGTATAATGAAATAAAAAGTTCCTATACAATCAAACAATTATTACCTGCTACTATAAAGAAGGAGGATATATTAGATAAATTACACGACAATGCTGATTTAATATTAAAATATATATATACATATAAAAGCATAGAAACACCTACTGCTCAGCCATCAGATAAATTTAATAATTACGCAGTTGGCAGAGGGAAAGAGTTTCCAGATGCAGATAAAGGAACCGATAACATATATTTTTTGAAAAATAAAATATATACTAATATCAATACTTTTGCAAATAGTTTCTCTGATTACTTTCAAGAGGATAAAACGCCTCTTAAGGTTAATACAATTGTATACAAGATTAATCTATATCTAGCCGTAGAGATGATATTAACTGCAGTTTTCATACTAATGGTATTATTATTACTATATAGTTCAAACAAATACCCAGATTTAGAGAAATACATTAATATTATGATAACTTATGCTATCATAATTATAAATGAAGTTATATATGCTATACTTGGTATTATATAGTATTGCAGACACAACACTATGATTACTTGATATAATTATTATAATAGTTAATATACTCCATCATTGCGTCTTCTGTGGTCATACCTTTGATACTATTCCACGCCTTCCATTTTGCGTGTTCCCTAAAGAAGATACTATAAGGCTCGCTAATATTGCAATCTCCCATTGTAGCCTGTTTATAAAACTTATAGAAGTCTAATTTAATAGTATCAGGAAGTTCTAGCGTGTCCATATCAATATTCTTAAGGGTCTTGAGAACACTTTCAAATTCTGAAGCTACTTCCATCGTATTACCTAGTATTATATTATTATATAATACGATATCTTTATATTATTTATATTATTATTTATATTATTATTTCTTTTTTATAAGTTATTATAATAGATAATTAGGATTATGAAGAAGACCCCATTTGTAATAATCTTTGATATAGACAAAACTATAATAGGAATTGTTAATATATTAGGGAAAGAATATGACTTACTCGAATTTATATATAATACCTGCAAGAAGAAGGGCATCCACGCAGTATGTCCTCCAAGAGATGTCTTTGATATGCAGGAAGAATTGAAGAACGGGCTATTACGTCCGTTTGCTAAAGAATTCATAGCGTTTTGTAATAAGAAGTTTAAGAATGTCGAAGTATTTTTTTATACAAATAGCGCCTATGATTGGACGAATAATGCACTCGGGAAAAACATTGAGAAAGCGCTGAATATCAAGGTTAATCGCCCATTTTTTACAAGAGAAAATTCGATATCTAATAATAATTATAAAAAATCATTAGCAAATATATACCCGACAATTATCAAATCATTGTGTAAGAAATACCCCGCGATGAACGACGATAAGATTTCAGAATATGTATTTAATAATAGAACTATATTTGTAGATGACATAAAGGACAATATCTTTGCATATACCAATAGGCAACTAGTATGCCCCGAGTATAAATATTATCATCACTATGATGTATATGATAAATTGATTACCAAATACAAAATGAGCCCGCGTATATTTGATGACAAGGATATTCTAAAGTATATGGACAATAATAGTATATATATCTACAATAAAAACGGGAATGCTTTTCAACAAAATAAGGAATATATAAATCTTGCTATCATATTCAAAGCAAAATATTCAGAAATATCTAGGGGAAACGACACATACTTCAAAGACCTTATTGCAGAACTTTCGAAAAAATCAGTTAGCGATGATTGCATAACAGACAAGAATATAAAAGCATTAAATAAACTGGTTTCAGCCAAAGCATAAAGCATAAAGCATAAAGCCATCACAACTCCTTCAATCGTATTATCATCGTATTATTTTCAATAACAAATTTATCTATAATATTGCGTATCTCAAAATGTATGTAATAACCTTCGGTTTTATTGACGTATCCGCGATGTCTTAGAATTGTTCGGTATAACTTAGCATTTTCATTCCTTATTTTTATAAGATTTTTATCCAAAGTTTCATCTTTTATATTGCCAACATACCAGCAAAATAGCCCCGTGTCGTAATCGTCCTTCAGCAATTTATTAACGTGTATATTATATGCTTCTAGATGTATCTGATAGAACTCATATAACTGGCATCTAATAAACTTCCAAAAAGACAGCGCCATCAAGTATACATCTGCGTAACAGCAAAAAGTCCCATCGTATTCTAGCACAAAATACTCACCATTATCTTCAATATATATATTATATATGGCATTCCTAGAGTTTTTCAAAAAGGCAATAAATGTATTCGCGATTTTTTTATTCAAATAAGCAAATACATTAGAGGCTATCTTTAACTTATTTATATTTGCCTTCGATATATGATTAGATGTTAAATGATTTTTATAACAGGATATGATACTACTATGAGGTTCGCGCCTCCTTTGCGTTTTTATGTTAGTCAATAAATGGTTCAAAAGGTTTAACTTCGGCTCATCCTGATATACGAGGAATTGCTTTAGATTATAGTAATGCTTCCTATTCTCAATATTTGCATACAACTCATTCAATACAAGGGAATAATTACTTTTATACACGCGATTATAGATGAGCGTCTTGATGTCGTCTGGCAATTCCTTTAAGTAGTTATATTTGAATATCTGAGTAATCTGAGTAATCTGAGTAATCTGAGTAATCTGAGTAATCTGAGTAATCTTAGAATTCGGATTACTCATCTAATTATTATATTTATTTCTAAATATCTTATATGTGTTTGGGATATTTATGATAATTATAATATAAAAAAATAGTAATAATTAGGATATATATATTAGTTTATGATAGCATATATTATGGGTTTAATATAATATTTCTTTATTCCCTTACGGCATTATAATGAAACCATTATATTATAACCTCTTTTACCATAGTTATTATCGATGTCGACACCTTTGCTATTTTCTTCCCTGTAATTTAATTTCTCAAATTCCTCCTTGAATTTTTTCTGCGTTTTCAAACGTTTTATATTATTTTGTTCGCACCACTTTTCATATATTTGAAATATATCTTTTATTCCAAATCTTAAGTTTGCCTTATCCGTTTTTTTACAGCAAGAAGTTGCGAATAGCAATATATCTTTGTTAATTAATGGTTCAGTAGGTATATTCCCTTGTATATCAACATTTTTAATAGCGATAGGTGCTACTATATCAAACGAGATAATATCAGGTTTATCTTTATCATACAAATATAACCATCCATCGGGTGTTTTCCAATAATATTTATTTGGTTTATGTTCGTCATTATCACTATTCTTAAGATGTAGATAGTCTTCTTTAATGAAAGAATAATTTACTTTTTCGCCACTAACTTTGTAAGGTGTTTTTTTAATATAATCGTTAGTTGCTTCTGGTAATATTTTTTTAGGATTACTAGTAATATATTTTACAGCAATACATATTTTATCATTTTCATCATAAACACAATAGAACCTTCTTTTCCTCTTATCACCTAATTTATTTTTATTATTTTTAATATCATTTATACACATCTTTTTCCAACCATCCTCATAAAATGTAATAGTATCCAAGTATATATCGCCATCCTTATGATCAATTCTCTTAGTTACCCATTTATCGTCTATAGATTTTAAATTATTTTCTTTACACCATTCATTGCATTTTGCTAGTGTATCATGAAATGAACCGCAATTATCTATCAATTTAAATTGTATCTCATCTTCTCCAAACATATTAATGTAGTCATTAATATTCATTTCATTAATTTCATTAATACAATTATAATCAGGCAATTTAGTTTCTTTGCACCATACACTTATTTCATTATCAGTCATATCATATATAGTGATTAATTTATACCCATTATTTTTTCCATCATAATGTTTAATTACTTTTAAATTTTTTCTTTTCTTTACCACATCAATATATTTCATATATTTACCAAATTTACAATCCCCATTATCTAGTATGCTTCCTAATAAAACCTTTATATCTTCCCAACTATCACAACTCATAATATATTTTTCAATTACTTTTATAAACTTTACATAAAAACTTTGTATTATATCTTGTAAGTCATTTGTAGTCCATAAAGTAAGCTTCATATCACCACTTTTAAGTTCTGGGTCATTATATTTTCCCTGCAATCTTGTTCTTTGTAAAATATCGGTGCAGTTTAATGATGCGTGAGACACAAAATATTGGTCAGTCAAATGAAAGGAATACTTACCATAATCATCGCTTGTAAAAGAATACCCCCTTTCTCCATACTTACCAGTTATTGTTATCACCGATTTGTGAATAATAGGGATTTTACTTTCTTCAAAGAAAATTCTTAATAATTTATAAACATGCTTAATATTTAAATCTTTCTTTGTATCTATATCAAAATAGCAATAGTTATTAGGTAATTTTTTAGATTTTTCAGTATCTATAGAGTTTGTCGAAAATTCTTTATCCCCTTTATATACACCGCCTTCTTGCCATAATCTTTGGTTTGAAGATTGGTTAGCATCCCATTCAGAGAATTTTAAAATTTCTTTCTCATATTCTTTAGGAATATATAATCTTAAACATTTTCCGTGATATATTACAACAGGCAGATGAGGGAAATCTTTGATTATTATTTCGACTAAATAGAATTGGTTGGCTCTTATTTTTTCTTCACTTATCAATAAAGAGTTGTATTTAATTGTAGGTCTCCTTAGTATTTCCTCTATTAAATTTTTAATATTAATATTGTAATCCTCCACAATGTCATAAGGTTTTTTTTTACGAGTGTCGCTATCAATATAGTTCCACCAAGGTTTGATTTGCGTAGTGTTAAAAGTTATAGAATTATTTAATAATCCAAAATAATCTTCAGACCTTTTCATTTTATGAACTTTACCTATGGGTATTTGTATATCAATATTATCACTTACTCTTGTAGTAGCATTACATAATAATGAATTCGGTGTGCCTGTAATATGCACGACATATCTTACCTTCTTAGATATTTTGGCAATCTCTATTTCACATGCAGTAGTATCTTTTTTATCATTATTATTTGTTCTATCATTGGAAGATGTTGCACACATTAAATCACCTTCGTCAATTAATGTGGTTATATTAACCAGTTCATCATTATTCGAAATATACTCACTAAATTTTTTATTAAGTTTCTCTAATTGTGATGGGTTCATTAAACAACACAATATGTCCGATGAATTTATTGCTTCCTTATTATTTAATTTATCAATAATACCATTACTATTAATATCTTTTAGTTCTGGTAGTTTATAATCTTTCCAATATTCTACATTATTCTCATCAAAATAATCTTGGAGTTCAGTATTAAATTCTTCAAATAATGATTTTATGAATTCAATATTAAAATTGTATTTTTCAGTGCCGACTATATCTTCTTGCAATTGTTTTTGGTCTATTGTTAAATTTCTGAAAATGTATAAAACAGGTCTATTAAATATATGAACGGAAATCCACATAATTATACACGCTTGAACACGTTTTCCAAGTTGTATGTCTCCCCATAATAACTCTATTATTGATTTTTCATTTTCTTCTAAATTAAGTGCATTTAACAATTCTTCCTCAAATGAAGGTGATGAACTAATGTTTTTCGGAATGTGTTTTAATTTTATTGGTTTACCTCCCCAATTATGTCTCTCTAAACTTTCTCCATTGATGTATCTGCATTTATCTAACATAGAATTGATAATCTTTTCAAGTGGTTTTTTAAATATGGATGCTTTTTTCTTGTAAAAGACCTCTATTTTTTCGTGCAGATAAGTAGTCATCTTATATCATATATACATTATTAAGTAAGCAATTCTTAAATCATTTTTTAATATAAAAATAGATTTGCCCAATATTTTTATGCCTAATTGTATTACATCGACTAACTACAATTTTATGCATCTAATGTAGTTTGTAGTTATGAAAATCATACCATTCATTATATATGATGTTAGGATAGAATGCATCTTTTCTAGTCTCCTTATGTTCTATATAAATAAAAAATTGATAATATATATATATTTTTCATTGAATATAAATACATAATGGCGCAAAATATTCAAGAATATCGTTGTTCTGGTTGCAGGTGTTTATGGGAACCAACTGAAACTGATGTTAAACCTTCTGGTGTTGTGTATAAAACTTGTAATAAATGCAGAGAAAAAAAAAAGCAATATAAATTAGCCAACGCTGATAAAATAAAAGAACAAAGAAAACCACGAGATAAGCAATATTATTTAGCCAACACAGATAAAATAAAAGCACATCGGGAGCAATATAAATTAGCCAAAACTGATAAAATAAAAGCACAACAGAAGCAATATAATTTAGACCACGCTGATGAAATAAAAGCATATCGAAAGCAATATAATTTAGAAAATAAGGATAAATTAAAAGCACAGCAGAAGCAATATAGATTAGACCACGCTGATGAAATAAAGGAAAAAAAAAAACCATACGTTAAACAATACTATTTAGACAACGCTGATAAGATAAGCGAATATCATAGGTTGCGATATTTAAAAAACTCTGATAAAATGTTAGCAAGGCAGAAGAAATATTATTTAGACAACCCTGAAAAGGTAAAAGAACAAAGAAAACGATATAAATTAGCCAACGCTGATAAAATTAAAGAGCAAAATAAGCAATATCGTGTAAACAATCTAGATAAGGTTAAGCAGCAAAAGAAAAGATATAAATTAGACAACGCTGATAAAATTAAACAATATTATAATGATATTAAAAATAATAATCCTTTGCGATATTTAGCAATTTTACAAAGAGGTCTAATAAATCGCTGTATGAAACTAACTACAAAAGACAAGAAGGGGCATTCAATCGAATACTTAGGGTGCTCTCATCAAGACTTCTATAATTTCATTAAAATAAAAATGGATAATTGGAATACTGATAATCCTGAAAATATAATGACATTCAATAATATTCATATAGACCACATTAAACCCATAAGCAGATTTGATTTCGTAGATGATAATGAATTATTAGATTGTTGTAATTATACTAATCTACAACCATTATTAGTAATAGACAATTTAAGAAAAAATAATAAATGGACTGATGAAAATGAAATATTTTGGAGTGCTAATATCAAGGGAAATGTTGAATATTTTGATATATATATATGTAAATAATATTGCATTATCTACAATATTCCGCTAATATACCTATATAACACGCTTCGCGAACATATAAGAACATATCACATTATATAATGTGATAATACTTAATCTTTTTTAATCTTATAATACTAAAAATGATTGAAGACTACTTAGCATATACTAAGACATACAAAGAGAAATATGGGGACAAGTGCATCGTATTAATGCAAGTTGGCTCATTCTTTGAGATATATACGATACACCAAAATTCCGATACGTCCCTTAATAATGATGTGTATATTATAGCGGAGTTGTGTGGTATCCAGACATCGCGGAAAAATAAGACGATATCCGAGATATCAATCGCGAACCCCGTAATGGCTGGGTTTCCGCTAGCATCCCTTCCTAAATTCAGGGATAAAATCTTAGCAAATAATTATACTATTGTATTAGTCGAGCAGGTATCCGAGCCTCCCAACCCCGAACGCAAAGTGACGGAGATAATATCGCCGGGCACTAACGTTAATATTGTAAATAAGCGGAGCAATTATATAATGGTCATATATTACGAAGTAATCGAAGGATACATTATAGCAGGTATTTCGGGTATTGATTTGTCCACAGGTAAAACATTCGTCTATGAAGTATCATCCTCCAAAGACGACCCTGAGTTCGCCAATGACGAAGTATTTCGCTTCATATGCACTTATAATCCTTCAGAACTAATTATAATAAGCGAGGCAATAAGCGACGATTATAAGAAGAGGATACTCAAAAATCTAAATATCAATAATATTCGCGTTCATTACAAATGGGAGAAATACGAGCATCTGTCTTTTTTTAGTAATATAAACAAGCAGCGGGATATACTCGAGAAGGTCTTTGTTGTTAAGAAGGGCTTCTTGTCTATCATCGAGATACTGAACTTGGAAAAATATAATAATTCGCGGTTTTCGCTATGTTGCCTTCTAGAGTTCGCTTATGAACACAACTCGGACATCGTGAAGGGACTAGAAGAAGCCCCTGAAGTATTTGAAATGCATAAAAATATGATTATAGAATTTAACTCAGCGATACAATTAAATGTTCTCGGGTTATATCAAGGTGATCAGCCGTTAATCGATATATTGAATAGATGCTCGACTGCTTTTGGATACCGCACATTTAAAGAGCGCCTTTTGCAGCCAATGATAAACATAGAGGCAATCAACAAAGCTTATGACGACGTAGATTTATTATTGGATAGCAGTAAATATTTGGTTGTTAGAAAGCATCTATCTTCTATAATGGATTTGGAGCGACTTAAAAGGAAGATGAAAACGAATAAGATAGCCCCGCAAGATTGGATATCTTTTAATGACGCATTAATATCCACGAAAGAAATCAGGCGGATGCTAGATTTTCCCGAAGAGATTATTAGCATTACCGCGATTGATAGCATAATATCGCAATATATTAATATTATAGATTTGGATGAAGCAGGTAAATACAATCTAACAAACTTGCTGGATAAATCGAATATTACTAACTTTTTTAAGAAAGGCGTTTATGAGGATATAGATGTGCTATTCGACAAATATAACAAATCCTATGAAATTATTAATTCATATTGCGAGAAGATTACGCAAATCGGTGATAATGATGCAACGATATGCAAGGTAGAAAATAATAATCGCGACGGCTATTATCTAACAATTACAAAGAAACGCTTCGACAACGCTATGAAAAACAAGAGAGAACTGATGAACTCTTTTGAAAAGAAGTTATTATCATCTTCATCTTCGACGTATAAGCTAACAAACGCCGCTATAATTGGCGAAAGCAATAATATTGCCGAGTATAGCCAGCAAATATCACAAGCAGTTCTTAGCCATTACAAGGATTTTGTGATTAATTTCGTAAATAAAAATGGGAATATCTTAGATATCTTAGTAAAATATTTAGTTCGCGTTGATATTGCCGCAAATTCTGCGAAGAATGCGTTCGATTATTGCTACACACGTCCTATAATAGATAAGATAACTACCTCTGAGAAGTCATCTTTTATAGAGGCTACAAATATGCGACATCCAATAATTGAGAGAATACAAGATGATTTCCAATATGTCGGCAATAATATATCACTAAATCAAAATGGTATTCTGCTATATGGCATAAATGCATCAGGCAAATCTTCGTTTATGAAAGCAGTCGGTTTAAATATCATTATGGCTCAGGCGGGGATGTTCGTATCTGCATCGACATTTAAGTATTACCCTTATAATAGCATATTTACGAGAATATCAGGGTTAGACAACATTTATAAAGGGATGTCTAGTTTTACAATTGAGATGACGGAATTAAGGAATATTCTTAAAAGATGCAATAAGTTCAGTTTAGTTATCGGAGATGAAATATGCTGCGGGACTGAATCAATATCGGCGATTTCTATTGTAGCGAGCGGAATTGATACGCTAATAGATAAAGGAGCGTCCTTTATATTTGCTTCGCATCTTCACGAATTAACAAAACTAACGACTATAAAAGCCAATATCAATAAATCTAAGCTATTTGTCAAGCACATTAGAATAACCTTTGATGAAAATAATAATATCATATATGACAGGGTAATTCAAGAGGGACAAGGGAATAATAATTATGGCATAGAAGTATGTCGGACGCTAGATATGCCAATGGATTTTATGAAAAATGCCGAGTTAAATAGAAAAGAGGTTGAATGCATTAACAAGAACATCTTAAATAAGAAAAACTCGAGGTATAATTCTAAAATAGTCATTGATATGTGCAATATTTGCAATAAGAACAAGGCTGAGGAGACGCATCACATTATATATCAACATACGGCTGATAAAAATGGTTTCATTAATAATGCGTTCCACAAGAATGCTAAGCATAACTTAGTTGCTATATGCAAAGAGTGCCATCTCAAAGAGCATACTGGTAAAATCAAGATTGAATGCTGGGTGTCGTCTTCAAAAGGTCGGAAACTAATATGCGATTATAATTATGGAAGCGGTAGCGGAGGTAGCAGTTGTGGTGTGAGCAGCGTTGCGGATGATAGCAGTTGTGTAGAAGATAGCGGGATTGACGGAGGAACTGACTATGATAGCGGCATCGATGATGATAGGTAAATTTGCTTAATGATTTGTTAAGAACCCTCTAATTATTTTTATCAATATATATATCACAATATATATATATCAATATATATAAAAAGAAAACACTTATATAGATATAACAAGGAACAAAAAATAAAAAGATGCGTGTTATTAAGCGTAACGGCGAAATGGAGGACGTTAGTTTTGATAAGGTATTAAATCGGTTGAAGAACCTTTCATCTGGATTAACTATTGATGTTTCAGAGATTGCCCAAAAAGTATGCTCGCGTATTTATGATGGTGTCAAAACATATGAGTTGGACGAACTTGCCGCGCATTTGTGTAGCAGTATGTCGATAGAACACCCTGACTATAGCCTATTAGCATCGCGCATTATAATATCAAATCATCATAAAAATACATCTCCATCGTTTAGCGAAACCATACAGGTATTATATAATAATGTGGATAATCATAATAATCCTATTCCTCTTGTATCTGAGGAATTATATAATATTGTTAGTAAAAATAAGGAAAAACTTAATACAATCATAGATTACCAGAGGGATTATTTATTTGATTATTTTGGATTTAAGACACTTGAAAGAGCATATCTATTGCACGTTAATAAGAAGATTATTGAGCGCCCTCAGCATATGTGGATGCGCGTCGCTATTGGCATTCACGGCAATGATATTAAGGATGTTCTCCAGACATACGATTTAATGAGTAAAAAATACTTCACACACGCTACACCTACGCTGTTTAATGCTGGAACAAATCGCCCGCAATTGAGCAGTTGTTTTTTGTGCAGTATTAATGATGATAGCGTATTGGGTATCTTTGATTCGCTAAAAGAGGTCGCTTTAATTTCTAAATATGCTGGAGGTATTGGTTTGCATATTCATCAAATTCGAGGTAATGGCAGCCATATCAGAGGAACGAATGGAACGTCAAATGGTATCATACCAATGCTAAGAGTTTTCAATAATACTGCTAGATACATCGACCAAGCAGGAAAACGTCTAGGTAGTATTGCGGTATATCTTGAAACGTGGCATTGCGACATAGAGAGTTTCTTGGAACTTAAGAAAAATCACGGGAGTGAAGAGGACAGATGCAGAGATTTGTTTTTGGCTTTGTGGATTTCAGACCTTTTTATGGAAAGAGTTAAAAGCGAAGGCAAGTGGTCGCTTATGTGTCCTGATAAATGCCCTCTACTAAGCGATGTATATGGAGACGACTTTAAAGAACTATATGAAAAATACGAAAGCGAAGGCAAATATGTTAAGCAAATCAATGCTCAAGACCTCTGGTTTAAGATTTTGGAGGCTCAGATTGAGCAAGGTGTTCCCTATATTTTATACAAGGATGCTGCGAACAAAAAGAGCAACCAGAAAAACTTGGGAACTATCAAGTCGAGCAATTTATGCGCGGAGGTATTGATTTATTCGTCCCCTAAAGAAACTGGTGTATGCAATCTGGCTTCTATATGCCTCCCTTCATATGTAGAGGATGGCAAATTCAACTTTGATAAATTACACGATATTACAAAGGTTATCACAAAGAACCTGAATAAGGTGATTGATAAAAACTTCTATCCTATTGAAAAAGCGCGTATCTCCAATTTGAAGCATCGACCTGTAGGTATCGGTGTTCAGGGACTTGCGGATGTTTTCATAATGTTAAGACACCCTTTTGAAAGTGAAAATGCCAAGCAGTTAAATAAGGATATTTTTGAAACTATTTATCACGCGGCAGTTGAAGCCTCTATGGAATTATCAAAGAAACGCCATAAAATTATTAATGATATGAAAAATATTAATAACAAATTATTAGACGAGGATATCAATAACTATATTAATGAGTTTGAGAGGGATATCCCAAATCCTAAATATATCGGTGCTTATAGTTCATTTGAAGGAAGCCCTATTTCGCAAGGCTTATTTCAATTTGATTTATGGAATACACAGCCTAGTTCGCGATATGACTGGGATAACCTTCGTGCTGACATAAAGGAGTATGGAGTTCGCAATAGCTTGCTGCTTTCCCCGATGCCTACTGCATCTACATCGCAAATTATGGGATTTAATGAGAGCTTTGAGCCATTCACTAATAATATTTTCCAGCGCAAAACATTGAGCGGTGAGTTCATTATTATTAATAAATACTTAATTAATGATTTGATTAGCAAAGGTCTTTGGAATAAGGATCTGAAAGATACTATTATCTTGCACGAAGGAAGTGTGCAAGATATCCAAGAGATTGATGATGAATTAAAAGCGATTTATAAGACGGCGTGGGAGATTAAACAGCGCAATATCATAGATATGTCTGCAGACAGAGGGCAATACATTTGCCAAACACAAAGTCTTAATATATTTATGGAGGAGCCCGACTTTCAAAAGTTGTCTTCTATGCATTTCTATGCACACTCTAAAGGACTGAAGACAGGTTCTTATTATCTCCGCACAAGACCTAAGGCGAAGACACAGCAATTCACAATTGACCCTGATTTCGCTAAAAAAAAGAGAAGATGTGTTGAAGATAACGGAGATAGTTGCTTACTATGCTCGGCATAATAATACAATAATACTTTACTTTGATATCTTTCATTTTTTTTATGAATTATTATATAAATATATATTGCTATTATAATATAATGTCTTCTACAACTACCACAAATATAGAACCTCTCCTAGAGCCCAATACTCGTCTTACTATTTTCCCTATAGAGCATTATGATATGTGGGAAATGTATAAGAAGGCTCTGAGTTGTTTCTGGACATCGGAGGAATTAGACCTAAGCAAGGATATGGCTGATTTTAACAAATTAAATAATAATGAGAAGTTTTTTATTAAGCAGATACTTGCATTCTTTAGTTCGAGTGATACCATTGTTAATATTAATTTAGGGGAGCGCTTCTTAAATGAAGTTCAAGTGTTAGAAGCGAAGTTTTTCTATGCTTTTCAAATGTCGATTGAGAATATTCATTCTGAAACTTACTCGCTATTGATTGATACATACTTCAAAGAACCTAGCGAAAAACACGAAGCGCTTGATGCAATTAATTATATGCCTTGCATTAAGAAAAAGGCGGAGTGGTGTTTCAAATGGATTAATGATGAAAGCGCACCATTCTCGCAAAGACTTATTGCATTCGCATTAGTAGAAGGTGTGTTTTTTAGTGGCGCTTTTTGCAGTATTTTTTGGCTAAAAGAAAGAGGTCTTATGCAAGGGCTATCATTCTCCAATGAATTAATTAGCAGGGACGAAGGTATGCACGTGGAATTCGCGGTTCTTCTATATTCAAAAATAGAAAATCGTCTATCGCAAGAAATTGTCCATAAGATTGTTAAAGAAGCCGTTGAAGTCGAGAAAAACTTCATTATCGAAAGTATCCCTTGCTCAATGCTTGGGATGAATGCTGATTTGATGTCTATTTATATTGAGTTTGTTGCCGATAGGTTATTAACGCAATTAAATTATGATAAAATATGGAACTCTAATAATCCCTTCCCTTTTATGGAGAGGATATCTATTGAAACAAAAACTAACTTCTTTGAAAGCCGCGTTTCACAATATAGTAAAGCAAACGTTGGAAGCAAACAAGAGCACAATGATATGCGCAAATTCAGTCTTGATGCGGATTTCTAGTATTACTAGGCATTCGCATTGTATTATTTTTATTGTGTAGAATATATGAAGAAGACTTCTTATACTTAAAGAAATCTAATATAATTTTATTTATAATGAACCAATTTCAAACAATTTTCAACGAAATTAACCGCTTTATAAAATATATGATTTTTGATGAATACATTATATACTCCAAAAAATACTTTCATTGTATGAATGAAATCATTATTGTATTAGATAATACATTGAGCAAAATACATAATATATACTTTAAATATATATTATATCCAAAAATAAAGGCATTATAACTTTTTTTATTGTATCTAATATTCTTATTGGATACGCTTAACTAATATCTTGCTGCGAAAGGCATAGCTTGATTTCACCTAGAGATGCTATGGTATATCTTAGAATAATTGGGTAGTTATTTTTAAGATATATTTCTACTGTGTTCGACAGGTTAGTGCATTTTGTAAATATAGACAAGTATTTAAGACTGAATATTCCTTGAATTATTTCTTGGTCTTCTTCGCCGCTATTCTTTTTTATTGTGATTGCTTGCGATTTCTCAGACCCTAAGATAGTCTCTTGATGGCAGAAGTCCCCTTTGCAACTCAAAATCAGTTTATCATTAATGTTCCTGAACTCAATGAATTCGGCTAAATTATGCATATCGCGAATAATCTTTTGAAGATACGAAGAGGGCATATTAATAATCGTGTGAAAATCCACAGGAGGTATTTGGATATTTAGCACATCTATGTCTAGCACAGACAATTTATAGTTTGTTTTATAGTTCTTCTCATTGTTATCGATGGTAATACCAAGATGATTTGGGTCGTCTTTCAAGATATATAATGATAATATGTCGTTGTTCGTAATTGTCTTTATAAGCGCGTGCAGCCTCAGCATATTTATCCCAACATATTGCTTCTTCTCGCATTGATATATCTCAAATTTATCCGCTTCAAGTTTAAGATGTATCAAAACAATATGCGTGTTATCCATTGCAACTATTTTAATACCTGTCTCATCTATCTCTAAATTAACATCCATAAGTATTTCTTTCAGAGCATCTATTACTTGTTTAAATGTAGAAGCCTGAATTGTTTTAATATTTAGCAAATATATATTATTATCATCCATTTAATATTCCTAATGGATTAATCCCTTATATATTTTGTATTACTTACTTGCTCCCGACCTTTTGTCTTTTGCTAGGATGAGTTCCTTGCTTAGCGTCTTTCCTTTTAATAGTCAATATAAGAGGTTTGTGGTCTGTCATATAACCATATAAATTATCTTTTATTTCTCCAAAACCATCATATATCTCGGTGCTGAAAGTATAATTTTCACGTAATAAATTATGAACCCAAAAGTGGTCTATTACATTGTTTCCTCTTGAATTTGTTGGATTTATTTTTTCTCCAGTTTTTATATTAGTTGGCTCTATATATTCATAACCTGCTTTTTGCAATAATTCAAATGGTGCATTATTCCAAGAAATTATTTGGTCTTTACTTAAAGTCGCCTTACCCTTATCACCACAATTGTTAGGACATTTTTGTATTAGATATACACCAAGATTGTTTTGCAATCCTGATTCTTCTGCAGTTAAAGAGCCTTCTGTATCATCATCATCCTCCGACGGAAATGATGATAATGTTGCTTTCTTACTACAAGAAACATCATAGTATGCTTTTTGGTCATCGTACATTTTAATTAATAATTCTGGATCCTCGCAAAAAACAGAATTAAAATCACCCGATATAATATTAGGTCGTTCATTTAATACTTTTCTCAATAATTCTAGTTTAATATCTAAATATATTTTAAATGTAGCATCGTCTAATTCTGTATCTACAAAACGCCCACCTTCTAAATGTAAATTTGCAATAGTAATACCAAACCGAGTATCCTTTATAATTATAGCATTTCTTGGCACAATACCTTTGCAAAATTGTAGAGAGGTGCTAATACACATATTAAAAACAAACCTCTTTGTGTCTTTTTCTTCTTTTAATGAATATGCTTTAACACTTTCACTCGTATCATATTCAATATCGTGTTGGTCTTCTTGCGTAAGCAGCAAATCTACTTGCTTATCACTGATTAATTTATTAAACTTATCTATAAAATTATCTCGTTTTGTATTATACCCATTCCAACTATAAACATTTAATAAGCATACTGCTACCTTTTTTTCTTTATTTACGCCACCAACCTTCTTCGATTTTTGCTGAATAAGATGCTTGTGCTCTTTTTTAACTACCCCATTCTTTTTAAAGTATTTTGCAATATATATCTTATCTTTTTTATAAAGAACATATAATATACCATCTGCAGTTTTATGTATTTTTCTGTATCTTTTATATAGAAATATATTCATTCTATAATTAGAAAATATTAGAATAATATATAGTATTTCTAAGAATTATCAAGAGGGGGCTGCTGGTGTTGTAGAGTGTAAAGAAGTAAATATACTTATCAAATCCGACATATAATTTGATACTAATACATTCTCTACAAATTCAAGAGCCGTTTTATCATCTGCATCTATGTTCGTCATTATATCAAATTTACTTTCACTCAATGAATACCTAATTATATAGACGCTATATATATAGATATATATTAAATATGTAATAAATATATATAGCCCTATATCAGTATATATTGCTTTGTCCGCAGGAGATAGTTCGTATAGTTTATTGTATTTCGTATTCTTTAATAACGTTATATAATCAATTCCTAATAAATCAGTAATTATTTTATACAAGTATCCTAGCAGGAAGATAATGAACCCTATGTTAAATATTTTAAATAATATAGATAATATTGTATATTTGCTTAATCTACTCAATAGATTATAATAAATAACACAACTAATTCTGAGTATGCCAAACGTAACCAACTTATAATAAAGAAAACTGAAATTAAAAAATGCGATTACTATATTATGTCCATTGCTCAAAACAAACGATAAGTATATTATAAATATCGCTAGAAGAAATCCCAACAACATCCCAAACACTATTCCAATATATTGCAAGTTTGCAAAGTTATCTCCATATTCCGCCATTATGCTATGGTCATATTGCTTTATATAATAAGATAAAACATATGTTGCATCTTTATCAGTGCCTGTAGCCAACTTGTCGATTTCTATTATAGCCTTCTTAAATTCGGTATTTAAATTTTTATTTGTATTTGTATCCTTATTTATATCTATACGTAGTAGTTTATCATCATAAGAATTGTTATCTATATATGTCTTAAAATTATCATAATTTACATTAAAACAATTATAGCATGCGTATAGAAACATTTTAGTTAAATCTTTTCTCATTTCTGTATTTTCAGCAATACCAGCAATATTATGAAAGTCTATTAACTTTCCTATGCGGGTATTTATAGCGTCTTCTGTTCTAATTTCTGGAGAACTTTTGGTTATATCATAGAATACAAAATACATAATATTATAAGCATATGCAATGATATTTATAAATTTGGCTTTGCTATTCTTATCTTTACCATATGCATTTTCTAATTTATCAATATCAAACACATAATCCTTTATTTTATTAAAAAATATCTCCCTTTTTTCTTTGTTCTTCCCATCAATATAGAACCCTTTAAGTTTTGTAATAGCATCATTAATATCTTTTCTAATACGGAGTATAGTATTATTACTAGGATTTTCATCATTATCTTTTTTGTGTAATCCCTTTATGATATTTGCTAATAATTTGTCTTGATAGTTATGTGTTCCATCAGCAGCTATAGTGATTGCAGTAGTGCCTTTAATATCATTAATAATGGTATCAGTTAAAAACACATCATTTTTATTAACTCTATATAAATCATTTAAATAAGACCCTCGAAAACCAATATATTTTAATGTAGTTAATTCAGGTAAATTTTCTTTATCATCTTTAAAAGGTGTGCCTATCATCGCAATGATAGCAAGGGGATTATAAATAAGGTCATCCTCGTCATCATATACTTCGCATTTTGTTTTATTTTTAATCGTCATATATTTACCATTCGACCCTTTTGCACAATAATCATAGCATACGCCAACAGACATTGTTTTAGTAAATGGATATTTATTGACCTTGTTATTATTATGATAGTTCGGGATACAAAACCAATCTTGCCACGTTTCACTGCAGTGCGCCTTTTCATCCGCATAAAAATAATGGTTAGACGAAGAAGGGGTCAAAGATATTTCATTATCCTTAATTTCTATTTTATCAATATAATCAGTCTTTATTTTTGTGATTTTAACAAGATTTTTATCATTAATCTTATATTTGTCGCCAGCATCTTTACATATTAAATCAGTATTACCACCTGCTTTTGCGCAAAGAGAAGTAGCAGCAACCATTGTATATACCTTTAAAAATATATTAGATAATAAATACATAGCAAAGTTATTTGATATATTCTGTTTTATATATAGTAGGCGGTTCGGGGTCGCTAGGAAGTCTATCAGCCTTCTTTAATTCAGCCTCATTAATTATACATTTACCTTCATTGCTAATAAAAGCATGTATTTGAGTGCTTCCTTGATTTCCAATAGCCTCGCAATCTATATCCCATATTTTCTCATTATTTGCATTATTAGATGTTTTCCATTTAATATCAGCTTGCGCAATACTAAATTTCTCAGATGGCAAATAGATGTTATAATACTTATCAGCATCTATTTCAATTTTATTGTTATATATCTTCTTTATTTCAGTTTGAATAGTCGCATCTAATGACGAGAGCTGAATATAAGATAAGTTGTCGTATCGTTTCCCACCTCTTATTTTTCTATACAAGGTTTCGTCATAATCTTCGTCATCTACATTCACTTCAGTCTCAGTGGTTGTGCCAAGAAAATCCACATTAACATTTTTTACCATTTCGCTATAATGTTTATATGTATCTAAAATGTCGTTGTATATAGCGGTAGGACTTAGCCCTACATTGCTGCTAGTCGCTCCATTATTGTTCTTTCCGTCTTTAGATTTACTGGGAGCTGGTTTGGCTAATGATAAAGCAATTATGATTACTAATACAATTATTAAAAACCCTGTTACTACCTTATTCTTTGCAAGGGCTGAACTAATTGATACAATAAAACCAAAAAGCATAAATAGTAACTTTATAAAATTATGTATAGCTGAACCAGCACTATTAACCCATTTCAAAAATTGACTACTATTATGTCTTCCATCTTCGCCAGCTTCCTTTTTAAGTCTTTGCTCTTCCTCAAACTCGCGTTTGATACGCGATACCTTATTATCATTAATAAATGTATCAGATAGCGTTTTAATTCTAGTATAATCTGTATTAATCTTTGATTGTTTTTCTTTTAAAATTTCTAATATATTTTCTATTTCAGTATTATGGGTTATATTTTCTATAGTTTTATCATCATTTTTCCCGCCGCAAAAAAACAATTTTTTAATTGGCATATACGCACAAAATAGGAAGATATCTGATAGTTCATTGTATTTATCAATCTCTTTATTTTTTAAATTTTCTATCAACGCATTATTATTTTTTCCCCAACTATCTAACGCCTTATATGCATATAATCCTAAAGGCAATCCAAATATCATTAAGAAAATAATGATGAAAATTATTAAGGTATTTACAAAAAAATTAACCATATCATCATCTTCGGGGGCACTCATCAAATATTTTATATTACTCTTATAATATATAAAAATAATTATTAGATTTATGTGATATTTATGTATATATAAATATATATAATTATAATAAAATGTATAACTATATATATTTATTGATTTTCATAATAATAATATATGCTTCGCTGTATTATATATTCTATGATGAGTTAGTAATATACCAAGTAGATGCAGCGCATTTTGACTTTAATTTGCTATACAAAAAGCAGCCAATAATTATTGAGGATAGTATTCAAGATATTGATGCGATATTGGCTGATTGGTTCGACTATAATATCGTCGAATATGATGTCATCATCCCGAATATTTGGAGTTGGAACAGAAATAATTATAAATATTTACTAATATATGCTGATAGTCACGAAGAGAACTCCGTAGAAATAACAATAGGGAATGCTCTAACTAAACAGGAAAACAATGTTCCAATATCACCCGATATATTACCTCCCGAATATAACCAGAACCTAACGACAATCCTATTAAATAGCAATAAACTCCTTATATTACCATTTAAATGGTATTACCATATAAACATCCTTTCAGGAAACCCGCGATTTTTCGGGATACACGATTATATAACTTATGGCTTATCATTTGGTGTTGTTAAAGGAAAATAAAAGTAATAGATAATAATAGGCATATAAGGAGAATAGCAATGGTCGCAAAGAAAGATATGAGTAGCATATATATTTTATATTTTGTAATATTTATCTTAGCAGTATCTCTATTGATTGTAGGAACTCTTTTATATTATGCGAATAATAAAAGTAATAATAGTAATAAAAGTAATAAAAATGATATTATTAATAGATGCCCCTCGTGCCCCTCGTGTCCTAAGGTAGATACTAGTAATAATACTACTACTACTAGTAGCATCCCAGTATATCCTAAGGAATTGCCATCTTATGATAACAACCGAGAATATCAGCAAGTAGGTATTTTGACATCTAATGATAATAATGAACCTATCATACTACCTTTATTTAGCAAAAGAGCAAATAACCATAGAGATAGATGGAATTACTATACGACGACAGATAAAAATACTATGCTGCGATTACCGATTAGCCACGATAATATGAAATGTGATGATGATATTGGATGTAATGAAATATACGATGGTAATACATTATATATAGAGATGTATAAAGGTAAAACATTTACGGCAACCATATATAAAAAACAGGCACCTTCATATTTTGCTGAGAAATATTGAATTATAAAAAATAAGTATTCTATATAATAATATATAGTAGTCTAATATATAATAATCCTTTCATCTATTTCTTTGCCTTCTTCTTAGCGGCTTTTTTAGGTTCAATGATACCTTTGCGGTCATTGTCGTATTCTTTTAATACAATGTCTCTATGTTCTTCCCACGCGTTCTCAAGTTCAACTAAGTCAGACATCCACAAATCTTCAATGCGGCTATCCCGTAGATTTTTAAGATTTGTATTGAGTGCATCTACTTCCTTTTCTAATATTATTTTTCTATCATAAGTTAGTTGTGAGATAGGCATTTTAAGAAGATAATTAAAGTCTTTGATATCCTTATTGCCATCACTAGCATCAATGCCATCACTACTAGCGTCATCACTAGCGTCCTTATCAATATTTCCAGCAACTACAATGTTTGCTCCAGTATCTGTATTAATGCGCGGATACTTAAGTTCAATTAATCTTTTAGCAATATCAGTAAGTTTCTTATTCATTATCTGAATATTGCCAGAGATAACATCAATAATAAAGCGGATTTTAGCAGACAGCAAGAGGAAGTCCTTCTCAAGTATTTTGATTTGGTATGCCTTTCTTTCAATATATTTTAAGATACGAGTTTTAGACCATTCTTTGATAATCTCAGTTGTATTGTCATATTTCTGGATTGCCCCATTTTTATTAAAGAGATGAATATTGTTGATGCTCAAGTTTTTGCTCGAAGACATCTTAAACAATTGCTCAAACTTGTCTTCAAACGTTTCGCGAACATTCGCATTAAAATGCAAGATAAACTTAACATTCTTTGACGTATAATGATTTTCGATATATTTCAAATTATTTAAGCCGTTTGTAATCATATTCTCTAAAAACTCTTTATAATCCTCTGTCCAAGTTCCAATAGGCAATTCAGTGATTTCAAGCGTTTCACCATCAATCCATTTATAGACCCCTTTGCTAATATATGAATTATTCTCTGATTTCTTAATAGTCCCATTAAATCCCAAATAATAAGGCACTAAATCATCAATATCTAATATATCAATGGTTTCATAGATATTGTCCATTCCGTCCTCAGTATCTCCATCTAAACCAGCAAGTTTAATAGCAGTGCATATAAACTTACAAGCCGCAATAATCTCGCTCGGGTTAAATTGCGGGATATTTGTAGAATACCCTGTGCCAATACCAATGCCTCCATTAACAAGTATCATAGGGATTACTGGAATATAGAACTCGGGCTCTATTTGCTGCCCGTCATCATCCTGATATGTCAAAGTATTATTATCCTCCTCCTTGAAGATTAATTTTGTTAATTTTGTTAATAGCGTGAAAATATACCTAGCAGACGAAGCATCTTGTCCGCCTTGACACCTGCTACCGAACTGACCATTCGGCGATAGCAAGTTGATATTATTCGTCCCAACATATATTTGCGCCATTCCTACAATCGCCTGTTGCAGCGAATTCTCCCCGTGATGATAAGCGGATACTTCGCTAACATATCCAGATAATTGCGCGACCTTGACTTCATTCGTGTATAGCTTGCGCTTGAAACAGGCGAATAAAATCTTGCGCGTGCTTTCTTTGAGACCATCGCATATATGATTAATCGACCTTTGCAAATCGCGATTACTAAAATGAATTAAATCCTTGTCTACAAATGTTTTGAAATCTACTTCAAGGTTTGTATAATCTAATACATTGTCCTTGTCGTAATTTGCGAGCCATTCTTTCCTGTCGTCAGCGCGCTTTTTATTGAACGCGAGGTCAATGACTTCGTCAGCATCCTTATCATATTTATAAGTAATCTTCTTCATATTCTTAAAGTATTCTTTTGCCTCTTGGTCATTTGATGTGCCGAGCCCTTTGTAATACTTGATTTTCCAAGAGCCGTTCTTGGCAACATCAGTTTCACCCCATCTTTCGTAGTCAGACATATTGTAAAACTCGATAATCTCATTACCACGACTATTTGTTGCTTTAATAATGGGCGTAAGCATAGATGTTAGAAACCCAGAGATTTCATATAATTCGTGCCACATACTTTGGAAAATATTAAATATCAGACCTTTAATATGACTGCCGTCGTGGTCTTGGTCGGTCATAATCATAATCGAGCCATATCGCAACTGGCTGAGGTCAGTATATTTCTTGTTTTGCTCAAGACCGAGAATTTTCTTGATAGCCGTAATCTCAGTATTATCTGTGATTTTCTGGAGCGTCGCATCCTTTACGTTCAAAATTTTACCACGCAAAGGGAATACGCCGTATTTATCACGTCCTATAATACTAAGCCCTGCAACCGCCATCGTTTTTGCCGAATCTCCCTCTGTTAATATTAGAGTGCAAGCAGCGCTATCCTTCGTCCCCGCTAAATTTGCGTCATCCAACTTGGGAACTATTATACGTGATATTTTCTTGCCATCCGTCTTTACCAGTTTCTTCTTATCGTAAAACTCAGTAATACTGAGAGCCTTGTCGACAATCCCAATCTTAAATAGTTTATCATAAAACTTTTCGCTAAGTTCGCATTTAGAGCCGAACTTCGCAACAGGCGTTGTTAGAGTTTCTTTGCTTTGCGAATCAAAGCTGGGATTGACTATAAGCGCTTTCACAAATACGAATAGGTTGTCTTTAATATGCTGCGCTTTCACTGCCTTCTTCTTCTTCGATAGCGTCATATCAACCAGATTTTTAGTAATCATATTTGTAATATACTCGATATGCTTGCCTCCCTTGATTGTATTAATCCCATTAACAAATGACAAGAACTCAAAAGACCCTGAACTTGATATTGAAGCGACAACCTCCCATCTTTCGCCAACTGCTTCATATACGAAGGGCTGCTCCTTTTTATCAAGGAATAATTCGCAATACTTTTCAAAATCCTTAATCATCAGTTTTTCGCCATTGAAATATACTGAGACTTCCTTTGGAGTTGTTGCGCAAGCATCAATCACACGCCTGTTGAACAATTTATAAATATCGTCAGACATATTCTTCATACCGAACCTCTCGTAGTCAGGGATAAAACTAATTTGCGTATAGGGGACTTTTGAGGATGCCTTAACTTCAGCAATTGTTCGCGTAGTCATATTATTACTGAATGTTTGCGTGTAAATCTTCTTAGTATAATGGTCAATTGTTTCAATGGAAAACTCCTTAGAAAAGATGTTCGTAAGTTTGCTACCATAGCCATTCTTACCACCCCAAATCTTCTCTTCGCCCTTATCATAATTTGTAGAAGTCAAAAGTTCTCCAAATATAAGCTCGGGTATCCATAAATCGCCATAACTACTATGCTTTTTGATGTCAACGCCGTTTCCATCATTCATTATAGTAATCCTTCCAGTAGCCTTGTCGATCGTCACTTTGATGTTCTTGACGTGCTTTATATCTTCTTTTCCTTTCTCTTCATCAGCACGGAGACGCATACAATGGTCAATGGCATTAACGATAACCTCATCAAATATCTTCAATAAGCCAGGTATATATGTTAATTCATCTGCCACCATCTTCTTTGTTTCTTCATCGTAAATATAACTGGTAATCTTTTGAGGCTCAATGGAACCAATGTAGGTATCTGGGAGCGCCAAGATATGTTCGAGAAGCTCATATTTCTTATATTTATCCTCTACTTTCTTCGCTGCAGACATCAGGGTGTATTGTATTTGTGTATTTATAAGATATACATATAATATTTATCAATTTTTTATATATTTGTTACAAATTGATGAAAAGTGCGAAAATTATTAAATATTTTTAATTCTATCTAAATAATAAAGATAAGAGATGTCCGTAATAAATGTTAAGACTTTAGATGAATTTAATAATTATTTGATTAGCAATACCTATGTTATCGCAGTCTTTTCTGCTTCATTCTGCAAACCTTGCAAAGAGATATATCCATTTATTGAAGAATTGAGCGCCGCTAATACGAATATAACATTCTTAAAAATAGATATTGAGGATGGCTGGGAGATTAGTGATAACTATAACATATCTTCAATACCTTATTTCAAGTTTTATAGAAGTAATATAGAAATAACCTCGTATTGCGGAGCAGACAAACGATTAATAACGGAGGCATTAAGCCAACTAACTAATACCTAACAATACCTAACAATACCTTATAATACCTTATAATACCTTATAATCTCAATAATCATATTTTGCAAACATATAAAAATAAATTAGCATTAGTAAAATAATTATAATAAAATTATGTATATAGTTGGCATACCAAGAGAGATAAAAGATTACGAGAATAGGGTTTCAATAGTTCCTAGCGATATTCAGAGATTGCTTGAGAATAATAGTAATATCATTATATATGTGCAAACGGGAGCAGGAGAATATGCTGGATATAGCGACGATGAATATACTGCAAAAGGTGCTATAATTCTAAATAATCTCGAGGATATTTATGAGAATGCAAATATCATTGTTAAAGTCAAGGAACCTCAAAAAAGAGAATATCCTTTAATTACATCTAGGCATACTATATTGTCTTTCTTTCATTTTGCAGGTAATACTGAGTTAATCAATGCGATGATTGAAAGTAAAGCGAAATGCTATGCTTATGAAACTATCCAAGATGATAAAGGAGTATATCCTATATTGGCACCAATGTCTATTATAGCAGGTAAGAAGTCAATGATAGAAGCCGATAATTTTATTACTAATAGTAAAAAGTTGCGCAAAAACAAATATACGATTATAACAATAGTAGGCGTAGGCAATGCAGGTAGAGCAGCGGCTGAACAAGCGATACTGCTGGGATACCAAAATATCAATCTTATCGATAATGATTACGAAAAAATAAAGATACTTGAGGAAAGCAACCCTGCCATTTACAAGGCATATAAAATGACTGAAAACAATGTTAGGAAACTCTTGATATTTTCCAATATTGTTATATCTTCCATATATAATAATGGTATGAAAGCGTCTCGCATTATCAATAATGAGTTGTTAGATTTGATGTCGCGAACAGGTAGTGTAATTATGGATGTCGCAATCGATCAAGGAGGGACAACTACGCAATCTATGCCTACTACCTTGTATAACCCTTTTATTCGTTATAAAAATACAAGCATCTATTGTGTCCCCAATATACCTAGCACCGCTCCTACAGAAGCATCTATTAAATTATCGAATGCCATCTATCCATATCTGAATAGCCTATTATTGAATGATGATACTGATAATGATAATTGCAAGTATTTAGAAGAATTACATAGAGGATTATATGTGAATAAGTAAATAAGTAAATAAGTAAATAAGTAAATAAGTAAATAAATATAAATATAAATAAATAAATATAAATAAATATAAAAAATGATTATATTCTTTAATATTCTATAATTTTATCAAATATGATTAAAATGAACATCTTCTCAACTCGCATCCGCTACGCTTCTCTTGCTTATTTGGTATTACTAGTTATGCATTGCGATTTCTCAGCATCTATGAAGGTATCCTTTCCTACATTTCAAAAAAACCTAGCAGTAATTAATAATATCGATGTTAAACGTATGAATGACTATGATAAACTTGAATTGGCTAAACTCTTTCAAGCAGTTCCTATGCTAATGTTTAAAAATCAAAATTTGACACCTAAAGATTTCTATGAGTTTTGCAAAGTATTTGATAGCAAATGCAATGATAAGGTCGTGCATCCTTTTGAATATTCTAAAGTCGATTACGTCCCACAAATAGCCATTCGAGGCAATTGCTATATTAAAGACCTCTATGGACTGAAAGATATAACACTAAAATATAGTGCTCCTTTTAAAAATACTGCAGTATGGCACCAAGACCTCGTAGGCATTAACGACCATAAACCCCCAGTTGTATCTAGTATTTATATGTTAAAGACACCTCCTGTTGGCGGCGAAACAATGTTCGCAAGTTTAGAGACCGCCTATGATAATATTAATTCCGAACTTAAAAAAGAAATCAAGGATTACAATGTTATCTATTCGAATACAAATAAGGAAGATAATGTTATGAATACGTATTATGATTATACTGGGTATAATAGAATTAATGTTAATAATAATGATATAAATATGCCACAAATCAATAAAGGAACCACGATTATTAACAGAGAGCCGCTTGTAATTTATACAGACGAATATAAAAATAAAAAAGCACTAATGATTTCACCATTTCGATTTAATAAGTTTGATAAGATGTCTTGTGAAGACAGCTACGACCTCTACAGGGAATTGATGAGTAAATACATTCTTAATAAAGATAATATCGTTAAGATTAAATGGGAAATGAATGATATGCTAATCTTTAATAATAGAAAGTTAATTCATAGTTCGTCGCCTTCAATTGAGTATGAAAATTACGAGAGGCTTTATTATAGCTGCTTCTTAGGAACTGATGCACCCATTATTAGATGCAATAGTATTTAGTATTTACATCCTTGAAGATGTAAAAATGCGATAAAGGTTTATTTATTATTATTAGGTTTTCTAGGTTGTTTTGTCAATATTTTAGGTTTTATGGGTTTTTTTGTCAATATTTTAGGTTTTATGGGTTTTTTTATCAATATTTTAGGTTTTCTATTTTTTTGAGAATTATAACCTCCTTTGCGAGGAGAAGGAGGAGTAGAACCTTCAACCACCAATTCTCTCTCTCTTTTCGTTAGGTTAGTTTTATTTAGTAGTCCTTTTATTCCTTCTCTTACTCGTTCTCTTAATCGTTCTCTTACTTGTTCATAAGTTCCATTTTTTTGTTTTAAAAGATTAACGTTCGCGTTATATAATTTCATAGTTTCAATTTCTTTCATAGTTTCATTTTCAAGTTTTTTGAATTCAGCATACGTAATATCTGGTGTATTTGCAGTAGCTAAGGTGCCTGGTGAAAATTTTTTTCTTTTTTTAAATAATTCTTCGAGATTAGAAGATTTTACCATCTATATATACTTATACATAATATTATATTATAGGTATAGGTATATATATAGCTTAGTTGCGAAGATTGTGAAAAAATTATATTAAGATACCCCCCCCCCTAAACCAATGAGAACTAATTATACTCTTGTGCATTATCTATTACGCAAAAGCAGATGTATATTATGGAATAGAGATACAAATGGTGAAAAAAACATAGAAAGACCTTTGTATTTAAGTATAAGTATTCCTTGTGTATATGACATAAATATATATATAATATATTAAATTTATGATACATAGATATCTAATGAGAGATATATAGGATAATTGTCAATAGACAATATCATTATATAAATTAGACGACAATATTTCAGTGCATATATCAGAAATGCTCTTGTTCTCTACGTCAATTGCTATAATATTCATATTATTACTTTGCGCCTCCTTATAATTTTTTTCATGTAGTTCGTGCAATTGCTGGATATATTCTAATTTCATATTCTTTTCTGCCAAACGCCCCCTCTTATTGATACGCTGCAGGCATTTATCAGGTTCAGAGCGAAGATAAATATATCCATTCGGTTTCCATAGTTCATCTGTCGTCTTATGTAGGCTAATTATATTATCATACTCCTTTTCATTGATGGTTTTATCTTCGTATGCTTTCCTAACAAAGACATTTTTAATAAAGTTTGGGCTCCTTTCCATTAAAACGAGCGTTGTAGTTTTCTCTTGTATCCAGCACCTGTCTATCCATACTTTTATTTGAAAATCATAGCTGCTATTTGGCGTATTATACAGGTTCTCTAAATAATCTGCCCAGTTATCAACAGGCTCCAAGTCAATCGCCAGTTTGTAATTCTTATGAAAATAATTAAGGATGCTAGTTTTATAACAGCCTATATTGCCATCTATCGTGATAATAGGCATCTTTATTCGCGATTATATAATCTTTTAATAATTATATTAGTTATATTAATTAATATTTATATAATCATTTTTTCATTATTTTCGATTTTAGTATTAATTGCTCAACCTTTTTATCAGTTATATCACCTTTGATAGCCCGAATATTCCTTAATAAATTTAGAATTATCTCATCATATTTATTTTTTATGACTGCAATTACATTATTCTCAAACTTTATATCGAAGAACTTGAATACATTCCTAATCTTCTTTGCGATTATCTTGTCGAGTTTAATGCAATTGGGAGTTTTGTTTGCGCCGCTGCCGCCCCCGCTCATCAGTATCGCATTGCGGGCTATTCCGCCATCAAAGTCGATTTTAAGCAAATCGCTAGTATCATTGTCTTTTGAATAGTTGGGCTCGGCAACCCCATAAAACGCTGCCGTATTAAAAGCGCCGCCTCTCATTCCCACGCGCTTCTTTTTCTTTGCTTTATCGGAGCATCTTTTATCAATATATTTTGATATATATTGCATATGCAAAGAGAGCACCTTCTTAATCCCGATATTCAAGCATATTATTGATATTACCGCGACTATATTAAATATCAACAATTCCATATATTTAGATACTAAAATGACAACCTTGTTTCTGTGATTATCACTAATATGTATTTTATGAGTTTTTAATAATTCTTTCGCACAGAATGTAAGTTCCTTACATTTATCCATATCTTCTTACTACTATATAAAATGAAAATAAATATATATATTAAGAAGGACAAAAATGAATATTTTAAATGGAAGAGTTAATGCGGTAATGCCTGTAGATAATTATAATTTTAAAGCGTATCAAGAGACGCAGTCTGAGAATAATACTAATTTAATATCACGTAATATTAATTGTACTGGTGTATCGGCGATATTTTTCTCCGACGATAATGTTGAATTATTGCAATTAGGCATTCGCAACAAAATACTTAACTTATCAAATGGAGAGTATAACATCGGAAAGCAAAGCGATACTGACCTGAAGATTATAATGCGCTCTATCTATTTCCAATATGGCAAAAATGTATCTAGTAATATTAAAGGACAGGTTCTAGACTTGAATACGCGCGTTATTGACTGGTGTGTTCCTGAAATATTATCAAATATCAAACAATCCGCTAAATATATTATGGATATTAGCACAATGCCTGTTCCACTGGATAGGTCAGAATTACCATCACAAAAAGGAACAAAACAATTAGAAATGATGAAATACTAGTGCATATAACGAAATTACCTTCTATATTACTTTTATATTATATAATATTATATTATAGAATAATAGAATATAAATGTCTGACGATAAGGTTTATAAACCAAATGATAAGGAGCTTAAATTATTTGAACAGGAAAAAATGGATTTATACAAAGGGACATTTGTAGTATGTATTGTATATGGGCTGTCAGCTATTATATTGCTAGTGCTTATATTATTCACAGACGGCGGCAAAGAGTTTATATATGACAAGTTTGCTCCAGCAGTAGTGACGTATATAATAGGTTCCATAATTATTATATTGTATCTATTGAATTCTATATATACTATAAGACCGCGAAGAATAGGAAATGATATGGATAGCGACAATAGTATTATGTGCCCTGACTTTTGGAAATTAGAAAAAGTTAAGGAAGCAGACAAATCCATTTTGATAGATAATAATAATAAAACTGGTTTTCTCGCAACCTATATAATACCTGAAATAACTAGAGACGCTGATAAAAATATACAATATAAATGCGTATATGATAAAGATGTATATGGTGATACTCGCAAATTATTAGATACAAAGAAAGGTATTACTGGTGATACTACTAATATTATTGCTGGTTTTGCAAGCACATCAAACGCTGTTGCATATGCAAGCGCTCCAACTACTAGTGTTTTAAGCCCTGATTATATTGTAAAACTACCAACTAGTATAGAAACAACTAATGTAAAAGGATTAAAGAGTTATGCTAAATTTGCTGGAGGATATACTACTAATAATACATCTATATTAAATGATAGTAATAATAATATTAGTCTAAGACCAGCCAAAACAGAATATATAACACCTACAGCTAATGATACTATATATACTAACTATGAAACAAATATGCCATTAATTTGCAATCAAGTGTATCCGCAAGTGCTAGGAATACTCGATAGTAAAACAAAGGATGAAAATGAAATTAGTTGCGAATATGCTAAACAATGTGGTATATCGTGGAGTTCTCTAAATTGTAAAGGTAATTAATTAATCTATTACTTAAATAATCACATATATTTACATATTCCAAAAGTCCTTCTATGGAAACTAGTGATGCCGTGTTGATTAATTGCGGCGATATGTTTAGCCGTTCCATATCCCTTATTTTTCTTTATATCGTATAAATTGAGTTCTGGGTGTTCTTCAGTCATTTTATATATTAATGTGGTGTGATAATCCTTTGCAATGATTGACGCGGCTGCAATAGATAAATAGTGCATATCCCCTTTAGGGATACATTCATATTCTAATATTTCGCTGTCTAATCCGGGCGGCGTATAACCTTTAAAATACTGCCCATCAATTAGGAGTTTTTCAAAGGGGTGCTTCTTATACGCTTCATCTACCGCGCGATGCATTGCCTTCATTGTGGCATTCAGAATATTAACACTATCAATCTCTTCGACGGATGCTGAACCTATGCCGTATGTAATCGCGTTATTTCTAATATATTCCGCTAAAAACTCGCGCTTATTTTTAGTCAACTTCTTGGAATCCTTAATTTCTTTATAGGTATCATCTGGAAATACGTGCGGCAATACGACACACGCCGCTATAACGGGTCCTACAAAGGTTCCTCTAGCAACTTCATCAACACCTGCAACATATTTGCTGGTATCTGATTGAATATACTCGCCTTTATTCATTATGTATATGTATATGTATATGTATATGGATATGTATATGGATATGGATATGTATTTATATATATATTTTATGAAATCAATTTTTATATAATAACTAAATAATAAATGGATATAATTTAAGGAGACGTAGATAACTATTGCATATATGTGTAATATATATATATACCAACTTTTTAATGGTTTTTTTTCATATTGTTTATCACGAATAGAGAAATATAACAAAGATTGCGAAGAAAAAGAATTGCAGGAGAAATTGATTAGCGAAAACCCATATTATCTCTTAGATTAGGCTAATCGCTTGTATATAAAAATTATAAAGTATATATAAAATAAGATTATAAATAGCAGGTGGGAGGATGGATGAATACTTTTTAGCAAAAAAAGCAGTAGAAATAATACTAGAGAACTTAAATGACCATTTTGTGAAATGTTTAATAAACCAATCAATCCAAGATAAATATACAAGTAATATTAAGTTAATCATAGGTATTGTTGAATTAATTAAAGGATATCTAAATATGCGCCGAAATGACATACTATCATCGTGTATTAAATATTCAAATAAATCCTATTATATTCATCTTTGCGATAGCCTTTTTAGACTACTTCATACTCATTTAGTAAGCAACGAAAACACCGAGATGAACGAGAATAAATATGTATTTATTAAAGATTTAATAGATAAATATAATAATCCTATAGTCCCTGCCATCCCAATATCTATATCTACCTCAGCATCTTGTAAGATAACACGCAACTTCAAAGATGGCTCAAGAAACCGATTTAATTCAAGCATATATAGCGACGAAGCGGACGAAGCGGACGAAGCAGACGAAGCGGGCTTAGAATACAATAAATACGTAGCGGATACCACCGCAAATATTACGAAGGACGCTGGAACATTATTTAAGGAAGCTTATAATCTACGAAAACAACATAGAACTGCTAATAATAGCAGTATGAAGGCGAAGGATAAGGATAATTATATTGAATTAGAAGAAATAAAAATAAATCAAAACTCAAACGATTTGCTTTACACCCTTGAAGATTTAAAATGAGACAAAACTTTATAAAAAATATAAAATTTTATTTCATATACTTCAAGGTTCGCTTATTTCAAAGCGTGTAAATTTT